TCGCGGAAGATTTCAACGATGTGCTCGACGAAGAGCTGAACAGTCGGCTCTAGGCCGAGTTCGCCCTTCCATGCGCCGCACCTGGCGCAGAATGCCGACTCCCGCGGTCCCCTAGTTGCTGATCGGGTAGATAGGGACTCGCCGCTCATTCCGCCCGGATGCTTGATTCCGTTTGCTGCGGGTGTTATGATGGCGTCCCACTTGTGTCGACACTTCGGATTTCCGCCCCAGATTTGATGCTCGGTGCCGTAGTCTCTCAGTCCCCAGTAGGGAATGGAGGTTACGACGCAATCAACCGACTCGTCGGGGAGCGTGCGGAGCACGGCCAGCGCGTGGCCGCAGTGGATTTCGAAAGGTTCGGTCAAGCTATGAACTCCTTGCGTCCGCGGGCGAAAATTTCCGCAGCGTTGGCTCGCACGAGAGCTTTGGCTACCGGTGGCGACACTGAATTACCGACCAATCGAACCTGTGCGGTCTTTGTGATTGGCCGTCCATCATGGCCGCGGTCGATGATGAAGCTAGGGCGAAACCCTTGCGCTAGAAATAACTCATTCGGCGCGAGCATTCTCAGGTCGCTTCCTCGATCCCGGCGCTGGCGCCGCCGCCACCGGCGAACAGATCGACAATTAGTTCATCGTGAACGTCAAGCAGAGGTTGGACGTAGAGGCTCACGGTCGCTCCTCGCTTCTCGTCGTTAGCATGGTCGGGGTATGGAGGAACTTCCCGTCGTCACAGCGGTAGGTGTATTCGGTGTGGACGACCTGGTCGTTGATCTTGTAAAACTCGTAGTTAACAAAATCAGGGTTCTCGCAGCTTAAGATGATTGCCTTGCGTCGTTTTTCCATGAGCCACCCCGACCAATCCCATGACCACACGATTGCGATGGAGGCCACCGTGAGGACAAGTCCGAAGATGAACTCCCGCGATTTCACTTCATGCCTCGCGGAAAGAGAAGGTCGGCCGCAGTAATCTCCTTTGATCCCTCGATCAGTTGGAAGCTGCGGAGCTTCGCGAGGTTTTGAGCGAAACTACCGCTCTTAGGTGACTGGTTCGTCAGGTTGGCGAGCTGTTCGCGGGTGACGCTGTTCGGGTGAAGGGCAATTAGCCGGTCAAGCATGCGTCCCTGCGTCAATGTTAGGAACGACTTCCAGGAGCGGTGATAGGCGTCGAGAGTGGCCGGCTTGTCCGGCTTCGGTGTCACTACCCTGCCTTCCTTCGTGAGGGCAATCCCATCAGCGACGGTCTCGATGAGGTTCCGCGATCGAAGGGCGGCGAGATTCTGCGCGTAACTTCCGCTTTTGGGTGACTGACCGGATAGGGCGGCAACAACTCGGCGATCTCCAGCTGGGCGCCCAAGGGCGAGCAGGTTGGCGAGCGCAGTGAGAATGCGCGAAGCACCTGGTGTCAGTGAGAGGTAGGTGTATTTCTCAGCCTCGTCGATCCGATTCTTCGGGGTGACCTGTTGACGGCGCTCTTTCTCAACGACGGTTGCCTGCGGTGAAGGGGTGCCTGCGCCCTCTCCCCTGAACTCTTCGGATGCGAGCAAACCCAAGGAGATCAACTGCTGAATCTCAACGAGCTTGCCGCGCAGCATTCTGCAAGTGCTGTCTGACCCGGCTAGACGTTCACGGAGTGTGTTTGCCGCCTCGGTCGCTTCTCGCAGGGACACCTGATCCGGCACAGTGGCGAGCCGTGCTTCGAGTTCCTTTATCCGGGCTTTCAACGCGGCGGGATCGTCAGTCTCGTCGAGCTGCTGGGCGAATGCCTCGCGCAGGGCATCGAGGTCGATGTCCGCCAGGGTTCTCACCTCGTTCACCGTCGCGCCAACCTTCGGAGTTGCGGAGCTGTCGTAGGTATTGAGCTGACGAACGCGGGCGAGGGTGAGCGGAAAGCTTCCAGGAGACCAGAACCATGCCTGGCCGGGAACGAGGGTCGGCAGGCTCGTCATGAGCTCGGTGACCTCTTCCGACGTCGAGTGGACGTTCACCCACTCCTTCACGGCGGCTCGGTCTTGCGGGCTCATCAGTCGCATGAGCACGAGGGTCTCGCACTGAGTCAGAACGTTCTTGTTGAGCGCGGCCGGTCGCTGGGTCAGCATTGTCATGCCGAGCCCTCGAGCTCTCCCGCGGCGAACGATCTTGTCGATGGCACCGAGCATCTTCTGTTCGCCGTCCATTGGCCGTTGAGGCGCGAACATGTCCGCCTCATCAAGGATCAAGTGCATCGGTGCTCGATTCACGCGGTACAGTTCTTCGCCAAGATCAGCGACGAACCGCTTCATTTCCCCTTGTGTGAAGTTTCCAAGATCCAGAACAGCAGACTGACGGGAGGAAATCAGGAAGTTGGCCACTTGGGCGCCGGACTTCGCGTCAAGCGGGATATCGCCATGATCGCCGCCGAGAATGAGGATCGGGATCCCGGGCGAGTTCCCGTCGCTGGAGGTTCGCAGTCCCCAGCAAACGCCAACCGGATCGAGGAGCACGACCTGGTTGCCGGATTCAATCATTTCCTCAGCGAGGACCTTGCCGGCGTACGTCTTGCCACTTCCCTTTCGGGCCAGAATTGCCACGGTCGACGTGACGGTTTCGATCGGCAGTTGAAGTTCCTTCGCTACGCGCAGCTGCTTCATCGGTCGTACTCCTGCAAGCCTCGAAGCTTATGAGCGGGAGGGATGTAGATGCCATTGACAGCAGCCTGGAAGTCGTCGACGATGGGAGGCACGACCAATGGCCGTTTCTTCGTTTTCGCGGTCCGACCTGCCAGCTCAAACTCACGCCGGATTACTCCGGTTCGCTCGCTGGTCAGGATCGCGCCACTGAGGTCTTGGAATATCGCGATCATTAGGACCGCCTCTCTCGTGTGCCCTCCCTCGTTGAGCAAGTGGGCGCATTCCGCGATCGTGCGGCGCGCTTCAGGGAGCAACATGGTTACTCGCCCTCCTGGGTGACCGAGCCGGCGTTGATCCTGGCGATTTCGACGGCGCTCGATGCCTGCCGTTCGACGAGGGTACAACTGGCGAAACTGCTCACGACAAACGCAAGGGTGAAAGCGGCGGCGATGAATCGGATCGAGGACCATCCGCTCTCGGTGAAGGTGATTTTTAGTTCGATGGGGTCGTCATTCATAGGTCAAGGTTCTCTTGTTTCGGGGTGTCGGCCAACGCGGCGTCGAGTTCCCTTTCGGCGGCTTTGGACTGGCCAAGCAGGTAGCTCTTATCTTTGAAATCGGCGGAGAAGTAGGCTTTTTGAGCGGTCCTCGTCTGCAGGGCTAGGCGAGCGATTCTCACGAGTTGTCTGACCGCAGGGTGGCTTTGCAAACCATCTTTGACCAGTCGCTCTTCAACGTCGCTAAGCGGCATCGGCGAGGCTCCTTCCGAATTCCTTCACGGCTTCGAATCCGGCTTGCTCATCCCAGCAGATCAGGATTCGCTTGCGATCGAGAAGTGCCTGTTGTTCAGGGCGAACTCTCGATGAGGCGTCGCGCTTCATTTCTATGCCGAGCCAGACGCCTTCTGGCCACGAATCGTGAGTAACCAGAAGGTCGGGAATGCCGGCGATCATCGCATCTGGCCGGTTATCAAAGGTTCGGCAGCTGGGGCAACGTCGTCGATTCCGGTTGGTCGGCAGGACCGTGTACCGGTAGAGCCTGAGCAGATCGACCAGGCGCGCCTGGATTTGCTCTTCGGTTGGCCGGAAGAGCCTCACGCGGCATCCTCACCATTGGCGATTCGACGGAGTCGCTCCGCTTCGGTCTTGATGTAGTTCTCGATCGACTGAGCGCCGATCTTGTACCGCGGATTCTCATCCGATCCGCCATCGCGCACGGCGTCGAAGTGGCCATCTTTGACGGCCTTCCAGATTTTCACGCGTGACCAGCCGAGTAGCTTGCGACATTCGTTGATCGTGAGCCAGGCTTTGTCGCGAAGGTTGAGCGATCTCATGCGGGCCTCCGCGCAGACAGGACTTCAACGCCGACGTACTTCCGCTTGAAAACGGAGTGCATGTAACGCCCGGGCGATCCGGAGAATAGCAGCTGCAGGACGTCGGAGCTTTCCACGTTGGAGTACCGGTACTTACGGCCGCCCTTGAACGTCACCTCGCAGGTGAGGGCGAGCGGGTTGTACGCGACACTCTCGACAGCATCGGAACCGACGCAGTTCACGCTCGGCATGTCAGAACCGCTCACGCCGCACTCTCCCCGAAGACCATCTGCTCGACGTCGTCGTAATCCGCATTGGCATAGACCGGCTGGTCATCGTTGTGGACGATTAGGATCGTGCCGTTGCGCGCTTCTTGGAGTTTGTCGATCGCGCTTAGGCGGATCGAGAACTTTGTGTTGTAGACCGTCTGGCCGCACAGGAACGCTTCGCCCTGCGCTTTTCGCATCGTCAGCATGGCAATGCCTCATTCGAGTTTGTTTGGAATTGGTGGTTCATGGTTGCTCTTCGCTTGACATCGTCAAGAGGACATAGAAGATCGCGAGAAGGAGGAGCGCGATCGCGATTTCGAATAGGACTTGGCTCATCGCCGGCCCTCGCGCGCCTGGTCAACGTCGGTGATGCCGGTGGGAACGGGGCCGTTGCAGCTCGTCTCGACCACGAGAACGATCAGCGCGATGACCAAGCCGATGATGGCGAGACGATCGTAGTTTCGCCTCATCGCTCTCCTGGGTTCTCTAACCAGCTAAGGCGCTCGTCAATCGTCTTGAGTTGACGGTTGATTCCGTTGATCGCGGTTTCGACATCGTGAGTGATGACCCGGATCCCGTTCGGGAACAGTCGGCGCAGATCGTCGAGCAGGAGTGCGGTCGGGAATGTATGGCCATCGACCGCGAGGTCCACGTTGGCGGCAACTCCTGTCCGATCAACACTCGTGACCGTGCAAGATGCGCTTGGCGTCAACGTGAAGCGATCGCCCATCTTCAGATGTTCCGGATGGGTGTAACGGTAGCGATTCAGGCTCATACCTGCACCGCCTTGGCCGCGATGAAGACGGGTTTGCCAGTTGCCTTCATCGCGGCCTGCTTGAACTCTTGCTCGTCGGAATTCGTGTCAGAGAGGTGGAGCAGGTGGATTTCCTTCACCGTCGTGAGGTCATTTGCCTGCAGGAAGCGGATCACGCGCTCAAGAGACATGTGATTGTTCACCGTTCGCTTAAATCGCTCGCTTGACACCTCGCCGCTACGGGTGTTCGCGCGGATTGCTTCTTCGCTCCAATTGCACTCAACCGCGATATGAGTCAGGCCCGGGAACTTGAACTCGGTGAATGCCGTGTCCGTCAGGTAAAGGAGCTTTCCGCCCTGGCCAGAGACGAGGAATCCGAGAGTGCCGGGCGCGTCGTGGATGACGGGAAAGCCGATGACACGCCAGTCTCCGACCGAGAACTCTTCGAGCGGCGCGATCACCTTCGCTCGGTGATGGCCGGCGTACGCTCCCAGCAAGTAGGCTTCCCACGTCTCTCGGCTGGCCCAGACGTTCATCCCGAAATCAAGTAGCGGCTTGATCGAAGATGCGTGATCCATGTGGGCGTGGCTGACGAGGCAGCCCGCGAACCGGCTCAGCTGGAAACCGGTGCCCTCCTTGAGTCGGCGGATGTTGATGCCGCAGTCGATCAGGAGGCTGCCTGTTGCGCCGGCAAGGATATAGGCGCAACCGGCAGACGATGACGCGATTGGAGTGAACGTCATTGGGCTCAGAACCTCCGCTGTTGAACGGGCTCGGGTTCTTCCTGCTGTGCGGGCACGGCTTCGGTCTGGGTTTCTTCCAGGGCCGGGGCGGCTGGCTCTTCGAAGTCGAGAATCTCGCAATTGGCGAGGGCGGCTTCGGCTTCATCCACGCCGCTGAGCACGGTGATTTCGTCCTGCTGCTGCAGTGCTTCTCGCAGCTGCCGGTCGTCGCTGTTGCGGATGATCGGCTTGCAGAATCGTCGCTTCGCCGTTCGGATGGCGAACTGATCTGGGAACTTGTTGTGCTCGCAATTCGGGTTGTCCGGAGAGTAGTTCTGCGACTTGGTCCAGGCCATGCGGACCTGCTCCATGCTCATCAGGATCGCGCCGAAGTCTTCGCCCGTCTCGGGGTCTCTGGATCCGGCAAACACGGCCCTGATCTGATCAGCTCGAATGTTGTCGAGGGTCTGCCGGTGCTTGGTAACGAAGATTTTCCCGTGCGCATTCTCGTAATCGAATTCGTCCTTCTCGTACACGACATCGGCGTAGACTTCGACGCCAGGTCGAATCCGTTGCACTATGGACACGTCGCCCTCGGCAGTGGGCTGACAAACCAATTGGTTACCATAGGCGATGAAGTCGCACTGCTTCTTTGCCGGATTGAGCGCGAAGACGACCATCGCGAACAGCGCGTTCTGGATCGACGCAGCCGTGCATGCCGTCAACACCGGTTGGCCACTCCTGGTCTTGACTGATTGCAATGTGAACCATGCGGACTTGAGGGCATTCTCCGCGGAATAGTCGGCCGGCAGGTGCAGGGTTCCGTCTTGCACGCTCGCCCTGACGCGCTTGGCGACGATGTTGGCGTGGCTGATGGGAGTGGTAGTGGCGGGAGTGTTGTTCGTTTCTTGGTTTGACATATCTGTTTTCCTTATGCGAAGCGGAGTTGTTTGTCGGCTTCGCTCACGTAGAGGCGAATGAGCTGGCAGCCCATCTGCAGGTAGGAGGTCGTGGATTCCGCGCCGTCGATGACGACGGGTGGGAAAAATCCGTAGTGATGCTGAAGTGCCTTCACAATGTCGAGGCCGGCATTGACGCGCGCGCCGTGATTGAGGGCGCCGTCATAGGGGACACCGTTCACCGTGCAGACACAGCACTCGGCGAGTCCGCCGTTGATCTGCTCCTTGAAGAGCTTAAAGCCGACGACGTTGAACTTGGCGTTGATCCGAGATTCAAGGAGCCGAACCTTGACGCGGATGAACTCTTCGATGAGATACAGCTCACGCTCTAGGCGCTCGGACTCGCGGCTCAGCTGAGTTTCCTCGTCGGTCAGCTGGGCGATTCGGGTTTGGGTTGCGGCGTTCGCGGCGATGGCCGCATTCGTCTCGTTGGCATCCTTGAGGCGGGCTTTGGCGGCCTCGATCTTAGTCGTGAGCTCGTCGATCGCGGTTTGGTTGCCGGCGATGACGTCCTGCCGCTCTTTGGTCAGTTGGGCCTTTCGGGCCGCGATTTCCATGGAGACGGGATCGCTTTCCGGGTCAACGGCAGGAACGGTAGTGGCGTCCGCCTGTGTCTTGGCGGCATCGAGTTCGTCCTTGGCCGTGGGGATGAGGTTCTCGACGAGGTTCTTGATCGCCTCCTCCTTTGCGGCCAGTGACCCTTTCGCCTCCGCAACTTCGGCCGCCAACTGTGACCCGATGGCAAGGAGCTGTTCCAGGCGTTCCGACTTGCGCAAGTTGAACGCCGCTTCTTGCTCGGCTTTCGTGTCGGCTACTTGGCCGTGTGGTAGCGCCTGGCCGCAGGCAGAACAGGTTTCGAGCCCGCTCCAAACGAACTCCGAGGCGGAAATCTCGTCATCGTCTTTGCGCAAGCCTTCGAGCCTCTGATCGTGTTCTTCAATGAGAAACCGTTGCCCCTTGACTTCGCGCTCTAACTGAGCGAGATTTCCTTCGAGTTCATTGAGGGCGGCGCGCTTCTCTCGCACGATGTGGAGATTCCCCTCGAAGACATCATTTCGGGATCTGGAGAGTTCGTTCGTTCGTGCGATGAGATCGGCGTCGCACTGACTGATTTGCGCCATGAGCTCCGCGGCTCGACCGCCGCTGGTCAGGGCTTGGCCCTGCGCGCGGATTTCGTCAATGCGTTCTTCGAGCGGCTCGACATCGATCGGAGATTCGGGGACCTCCGTAAGGGCTCTCGTCGCTTCATTGATCAGCGAGGGGATCAATCCAAGCCGCTGTTTGACTTCCTTGCTCTTGACGCCGACCAGCTTGCGGTGATCGTCGAGCGATCGTCCTTGCAGGATGTCGGGCAGATCAGCGAGTGAGCGATCGGAAGCGATGACATCTTCGTCGCTGACATCGCCGCAGACTTCGAGCAGGATTTCGCGCCGCTTCGTCCAATGGAGTTGGGTGTTGAAATAGTCGGCACTGCTAAGCATCCAGAACCGAGATTCCGGGCAGATATCGTTGATGAACGCGTCATATTGCGTTGCCGTGACCGGGATATCGTCGATGAAGTACTCGGTCTCATGCTTGAACGTGCCCTTGGTCTGGCGCTCCTTTCCCCAGACTTCTTTTAAGACCCTTCGAAGCGTGATGCGCTTGCCGTTGAGATCGAACTCCCCGGAAACCTCATAGTCGAGGTTGTGAAGCGGCTTGTTGTCTTTGTCGAGCGGCTTGATTTCGAACTGCTCCTTGCATTCGGAGTTCTTCCCGAAGAGTAGCCAGCTGAGGGCGTGGTAGATCGTTGACTTTCCGGTTCCGTTGTCACCGTAGACGTTGAGGTTTTTGCTCGTGCCACCGACAGGGACGGTGAGCTGTGTGATTCCCATGAAATTGCGCAGCTCGAGGGAATGAATCCAGAGGAGACGAGTGTCGCGGACGATCGCGGGGGCGGCGCTCAATTGGCCGCCTCCGTGTCGCGCGCTACGATGCCCTTTGCGAGCTCGTTTAGGTCTCCTACAATCTCAGGGGCGTACTTCGCGCAGTCCGGGCCGATGGGCCAGACACCAAGCCCATAGCCGTACTTGTCGACAAGCGGCTGAAACTCTGGGGGGACCGCGTCACCCTCAGTCGGATAGACGTCGATCAGCTCCTTGGGAATCCAGTAGCCGCCCGTTGTGTAGGAAGCGTAGAGCGGACCGTCTACTGGCTTTCCGCATCGGACGCAGGGCTCTTGGTCACCTCGGCAACGATCCTTGTTTGCCGTGTACTTCTCTGGGTCGTAACCTAGGTCAACGTCGTTCCGCCAAGGAGTAGCAAGAGCGGCGGCGACCAGAGCGGCAATACTCACGCAGCAGCTCCGTACTTGGCCAGTCGGCGGGATCGACATTCGAGAGTGAATGCCTTGGCAGATGCCGAGCGCTTGCGATCGAATCGGCGGCATGCGACGGGGCCGGGAGTCGGTGGCAATGGCCCAGAGTTGTCGATAATGAGAAGCAGAGTTTGTCGTTTCATGTCGTCACAATGCGCCGCAACGTGCGGCTTGTGAACATTATATGACTAAAATGCCCATTTCAGGACTATTTTGACTATTTTCGTCAATTCACAGCCTCGACTTTGCCTCATCCGGGCATAGGGCTTTAGTCCCGTGCTAGAATGTGGACTGACATGAGTGACCTTGATCAGCTCAAGGCGATTGAGAGTGTCGCCTTGGACATCCGTTCGAGGGAGGCCCGGAGGGAGCTGACAACGTTGGACCGTGACAGGGCCGAACAGTACTTGTTGCAATATGGCCTCACGCTCGGTCACTTGCCAACGGATGTGATCGCGATGTTGAAGGCTGCGAGGCCGTCGATTGGACCTCAAGAAGTCGCATCGCGCCGCCCCTGGGTTGTTCGGCTTGTTGTTTTTGCCGCTTGGGTAGCGATGGCTGGGGTTACTTATCTGATCGCTCGGTTGATGGGCTATGCGTGGTAGGAGAATCTGCCCGCAATTACCTTGAGTTCTTTCGCTTGGTTGCAGACTTTGACTTGGCAGCGCCATCCGCGAGCGAATCAACGATGTCCCCCCGAAGGATTTGATGAAGGAGCAGCTCTTTGACCGTCTCGTCGTCTACTCGAACTTTCCCTTGCCGAGCAATCTCCTTCCTCAAAGCGGTGACCATTGCGTCGCCAACCAGCAGTTCGGCGACCTTGAGAGGTGCCAGTGCCTGGTGATTCACCCAATAGGATTCGAGGGCTCGTTGTCGGAAGCCCTCCTTGGAAAAGTTAAAGAACTTCTCAATAAGATCAGCTAGGGTATCGCCTGACATGCTGACCGAAAAGAGCAACTCCGTCCGCCTTTCGTCTCCGGCGAAGAGCCGGAAGACTCGCCATTCATCAGCGTTGGTCAGCACCGCCCACTCGACACCATGATTTGCCGCGTATCCGATGACTTGGAAGAGGTGCTTCTCGTCCAGCTTTGTATCGATCGACTTCACCTCGACGAAGTACTGAATTCGGTCGGCGAACTTGACGGCGAAGTCAGCATACTGCCCCTTCACCGAGAACTCTCCTGTCACTTCGAAGAAGGGGTCCACGCCAAGAAGGTCGCCCAGCATGGCTTTGACGATGTCTCTCGTGTCGGCTTCATTGAGGTTTCTCGTCTTCGCCTGTTGCACGATGTTTGCGAATGACTTCAGCTTCGTTCGGATGCGCTCACGAGCCAGATCGGCATACTTTGCCATTCGTTGATCATGGCACCTCAGAATCGCAGTGGTGAACCACCGAGCCATTCAATGTTCGGCACTCCCGGCTCTGGCGTCTTGAGGATCGCGGTGAGGTGGCCAACGAAGGTCCAATCTTCGACATGGAGGATCGGCGGGTACGCCTCGTTGATCGAGTGGAGTTCGTACGGCAACGGAAAGGTGCCAGGGAGTAGCCCTTTGAGGAAGTGGCAGTTATCAGACCTGGTCGCGACCACGAGGCTCTTGATCGGCGGGCTACTGTTCAGCCTTACCAGCCCGTGCTCCGAGTGCTCGATTCGATGCGCCATCGAAGATCCGGCAGCTTGCACAACGACGAACTCTTCAGCGGGGCCATTGAGGAGGAACGCCGGCACCTCGAGCTCGCTGTCGTCCTCCACGAAGTGACATTCGCCGGAATCTCCGCAGAGCACTCCGCGCCACCGCGGGAGGAGGACGGTTGAGCCGATCGGATACCGATCTCCTAAGTTCGTCTCTTTAACGATCACGGCAGAACCGGTGCGAATCGCCTTCTCGTAAACTTGATCCGGATCGAAACCAATCGCGTAGAGTTTGCGCAAGTACACGTCAGGCATCCGAACCGTTCCCTTGGCGTTCTCCCAGTTTGCGTAAGTCGTTCGAACGACATCGAAGACCTCGGCCATTTCTTCTTGGGATTTGCCAAGGACAACTTTACGGAAATACTTTAGTTGCTCGGGGGATGGTCGCTGCACTTGGGGAAAGCATGGCCGAAATAATCATAGTCTAAACTTGTCGTTTTTGACATCTGTTAGTCATACTGGGATTTGTATGACATTCACAGAACGACAATTGGAAGCCGTCAAGCGTTACCGCGCTTTGGTGGCTGAGGGTGTAAAGAAGAAGATCGCCGCTGAGCGCGTGGGTTTCTCTCGCGTCTGGATCGCGGCGCTCGACAAGCAACTCGCTGCACAGGAAAAGGCAGAGGTGGCCAATTGAGCGCGGCCCCGGTTCAAGCGCGCCAAGTCTCGGCCGTGGTCTCCCGTGAAGAACTCCTCAAAGTGGTCTCCATTGCGATGGGGCTCAAAGGTCGGAATGGACGGCCACTCGCAATCATCGATGTCGCGAAGGGTGTCCTCACCTTCACCTACTGCAATGGCGTTGGACCTTTGTCAAATGGAGTGAACTGGCGTACCGTTCTACAGGATGGATTCACTACTCCCTTCAGTGTTGAATTCCAGCTGGATTACCTCGCCGCCTTCCTCCGCAGCGAGACATCGGAGCAAGTTCGCCTGAGCACGGTCGACAACATCCTCACAATCGAGGGGACGGGCACGATGAAGGTTTTTGGATCGACTCCGGAAGACATCCCTGTCCTGATTAACGGGACCACGCGCGGATTTGATCTGCCTAGTGACAGCGCGGCGAAACTGCTCAAGGTACTTCCTCGATTTGTGGGCAAGGATAAGGATCACCGCCCGACACTCTGCGGGATACAGATCGAGCCTCACCCGGATGCTACAGACCGGGTGAGGGCAATTGCCACCGACACTCATCGACTTTGTGTGGTGGATTTGCCGGTGGATGGCTTCTTTGTCGAAAAGTACTGGCTGCCCGCCCCGCTCCTCAAACCTCTCCATGCATTGCGCGGCTCCGATTCGATTCGGCTGTACTTGGACTTGGAAGACAAGAGCGTTGCCGTTTTGACAAGCGGAACGATAAACGTCTGGGCACAAGTCGCCACGGGCAATTACCCCAGCTGGGAGAAAGTCGTGCCGTCGTCGAACACAAAGCAGTTCACCTGCGATCGAGCGGAACTCCTAGCCACGTGCAAGAAATTTCTACGCATCGGCAAGGAGAGCGCCAATCGCATGCGCATGACGATTACGCCTCGTGATGGGTTATCTCTCACGAGCAGTTGTGAGGTAGCAGAGCTGCGCGCCGAAGTGCGGGCCGCCGCCAAAGGGGTTGGCGATAGTTTCGAAATCGCCTTCAATGTCCGGTACCTGATCGATGCGCTTTCGGTGCTTACCGGAAACATTGCCTTCTTTGAAATGACCGAGGCATCAAGGGCCGTCGTGGTCAAAGACGAGCAGAACACGACGCAAATCGTTGTGATGCCGATGACCATTCACTAAATGATCATGGGAATCTCATTCGAACAACGACAAGCGCTGTCCGTGGCGCAGAACTTAACGACGGGCGTCCTCTTCATCACCGGAAAGGCAGGCACGGGTAAATCGACGATCTTGCGCGAACTCCGCGACTCGGGATCTTACATCGTGCTCGCGCCGACCGGTTTGGCGGCAACCAATGTTCGCGGCCAGACGATTCATAGCTTCTTCGGCATTCGCCCCGGCCCGCTGAACGACATCCGAGCACTAGGACGCCGTTCGCGCCAGGCCCTTCAAGCGGCCCGCGCGATCGTGATTGACGAGGTTTCAATGGTTCGAGCTGACTTGCTCGACGCCATGGACCAAGCTCTCCGGCTGACGAAAGGCAATGATGAACGGTTCGGCGGAGTGCCGATGATCTTCTTCGGTGATCCGTTTCAGATCGAGCCAGTCGTCGGCAATGCGTCAGAAGACCAAATGCTGAAGGAGCGCTATCCGAGCCATTTCTTCTTTGATGCTGCAGCTCTCCTCGCCGGCTTTCAACTCATCGAGCTCTCGACGGTGTATAGGCAGTCCGGCGACCCTGAGTTCATCGAGGCGCTGAACCAGCTGCGCCAAGGAGACATGAGAGGGCTTGAGACGGTGAATCAGCGGGCTCTCGCGATCCCGTCTGAGAGTGCGATCACCGTCACCACAACCAACGCACGGGCGGACGCCATCAATGCGCAGCGGTTACGGCAGATTGAGGGCGATGTCGTGACCTTTGAGGCATCGAAGGACGGCGATTATCGCGGACAAGCTCCCGCGCCCGAGAACTTGCAGCTGAAAATCGGCGCTCGCGTGATGGTCGTGGCCAACAAGGACGGTGGCCGAACTTACTCGAACGGTGATCTTGGGTTCGTCAAGGACATTTCGGAGACGGAAATCCTCGTTGAACTTGACCGCGGGAGAGTTGAGTCGATTGAGCTGAACCAATGGGAGACGCTGGCCTACACGTACGAAGGCGGAAAACTCTCGGCGGAGGTCATCGGCACGTTCACGCAGTTTCCACTCAAGCTCGGCTGGGCGGTCACGACTCATAAAGCCCAGGGGCAGACCTTCGACAGCGTTCACCTGACGCTTGAAACCCGGGCCTTCGCGCACGGCCAGACCTACGTCGCACTGAGCCGCTGCCGATCGCTGGCCGGCTTGACTCTCGCAAGAGAACTCACAAGCGAGGACATGTTCCTGGATACCCGGGTCTCGCGCTGGGTCGATTCGTTGAAGGTGGCATCGTGAAGACCTTTGCGATTGCCGACTGGGACGCGGTCTTCGAAAACTCTCGCTCTCGATCGGTGAAGGACCTCGCCTGGGTCGGCATGCCGAATAAGCATGATGGCGAAGGATTCTCCCTTGTCATGGCTCACCCGCGCGCTGCCGAAATCTTCGCAGCGTGGGTCCTGCTCGTCCAAGTCGCGAGCAAGTGCAAGGAGCGCGGCGCGTTGGTGAAGGACAACGGCGTTCCACACACAGCTCAGTCCCTCGCGATCAAGACACGGTCGAAAGCCGAATGGTTCGAGATCGCCTTCGAATTCCTGGCGCAGGCGCATATCGGGTGGCTGACGGTTATTGAAGAGTCCGTGCAGGAAGACGTCACCCAACCGTCGCCAGAGTATCAGGCAGTTAACGCCGTGCCATCACCCATCCATCAGGAGCCCGACGATCAACTATCATCTAGCCGTCACCCGGGTGATACCCTGCCGTCACCCGCCTGTCACCCGCCTGACGGCGAGGTATCAGCGGGCCGACATGAGGGTGATACTGTCCTGTCGCCAGGGTATCAGGAGCCTGTCACTACAAGGAAGGAAGGAAAGGAGGGGATAGAAGGGGAGGAAAACACGACTTCGCTACGCTCAGTCGGTGACGGGGACCCGCCACCGCAGCGGGCGAGGTCCGAACCGTTCGACTCGGTCAAGGACGTGCTCGTTTCGATCGCTTCGCACCTCGACCTCCCAGAGCCAAACGACTCGGAGGTTCGGCAGCACCTCCGCAAGGATTCGCCGCTGCGCAACCTCGTCGAGAAGCTGGGCGTGGATGAGGTGGCCAAGCTCTACTGCTGGGTCGCTCGTCACATCCCGAAGGGGCTCAGTTGGCCTCAAATCTGGAGCAATCACGCCTCGCTGGTTTCGCAGATGCGCTCCGGGGTTGACCCTGTTCCGAGGTCCGGTTCTGGCAGTCTGCGATCGCACCTTGATCGGATCAATGCCGAGGAGGCGGAAATTGCCTGACATCGAGCGAGCGTCTCGTTCGGAAATCTGGATCAAGGCTTGGCTCTTGGTCCTGGCCAAGACTTTGCGGGGTAAGTCGCTGGCGGATGTCGATTCCGAACTCTGCAGGTCTTGGACCATCGCCTTCCGTGATCGGAACATCACGCAGGCCGAAGGTGAAGCCGCGTTTCGCAAAGCGCAGTCTCGGCTGGTCTTCTTCCCAACCCCTGCCGAGGTGATCGCGTTCGTGGATTCGAAGCAAAGCCCTCTCGTCATTCCAAGCCCAATCGGCTACGTTTTCAGGAAGGGTTACGCGTTGCCCATTTGGCATGCGGAGGACCTTGCGGAAGGCGAAACGATGTTCGCGACCGAGCTCGAATTGTTCAAGTCTCGCCGGCAACCAACCGGTGAGGCTCCGTCCATGGATGACATCGCAGACAAGAAGCGAATGGCGTGATGACCGACGAAGAACTCGCGATTCGGTGCCAGGCAGGGGACAAGGCGGCGGAAGCTGAGCTGACCTCTCGTTACTGGGACATTGCGAGGTTCGAGGCGAAAGAGTTCAGGGTCGGCGGCACCGACATCGAAGACCGTCATGCCATCGCCCTCGGCGCGTGTATCGCCGCCTTCCGGTCTTGGGAACCTGGCAAGGGTACGAAGGTCCGGAGCTACACAAAACGATGTATCCGGCGAAAGCTCATCGACCTGTGGCGAAGCGTATCGAGGCCGAAGCGGTCGGGGGAACGAGACGCGCTTTCGATCGACAGTGAAGGAGACAGCGGGCTTTCGATCGCCGACAGCACACCATGCGAGGAAGACGTCGAATCTCGGATCGTCGCCGGCAGTGACGCGCGGCTCACATTCGATCGCTACCGATCAGCTCAGATCGAGCGTGTCAAGCGGATCATGGCGAACGATCTGACGGTAGACCCGAACCTCCTTGCGCTGCGTGACGCGATGATCCACTACGTCAAGCTGCAGCGACGTCAAAAGGTGCTGACTGCTCCGGAGTCGCGGTGGATGATCAAGTCTCTCGGACGACGTTCCGGCCAAGGAATCCTGTACCCGCCCGACGAGATTCGGATGGATGGGAAGCTCTGGCAAAGAGTCGGCACCGTGATTGCCGAGTACTTGTCGCTTGAGGTGCTCGTCTGTGATGACCTGGCCTCTGGATGTTCAGCTCATGAGGTGCGCGCTCGACACGACGTAGATGCGACGATGGTGCGACTGATCATCGACATCATGCGCGCGTCAATGGCCGAAGCAGCGTAAGCGGCAGGCAATGATGCCAAAGAACCGCCCTGCCTGGGCTCCGACGAAAGTGCGCGAAATCCTCGCCGAGCACGGAGTCACCGAAGTACCTGCGATCCTGGCCGTCCGAGGCTACTTTCAGGATTCGCTCGGGAAAGTTGGCGTAAACGACCGCGGGATTTACGATGACGCGATATTCTTCGCGGCCAACGGCTTCGTGAAGTCCTTCAATGCCAATACCGATCCGAGTGTGCATCGCAAAGGGGTTGCCCGCTTGGTCAACGGCATCTGGCGATTTGAGAAGGGCCTCCACGGGATCAGCCGGCCAAAACCGTACGTGCCGTATCCAGCGTTGCGCCAGGGCGAGAAGTTCACGGTTCATCGAGACGGCACGGGTAACGACTCGGGATTCTTCGGAATCAACATCCACCGCGGCGGAAAGACGACAACGTCCTCTCTTGGATGTCTGACTATTCCTCCCGATCAGTGGCCGGGGTTCGTGAAGTTGGCCTACGACGAACTCGCGAAGGCAAAGAAAACCTCTCTCCGCTTGGTCCTGATCGAGGGACAGGGTTAATGGAGGCGCTGCTGCCGGCGATCATCACAATGGGATTGCTCCAATTCATCGGCGCTGTCGGTTGGGCGATTCGCATTCAGCAGCGGATGGCCGCGATTGAGCAGAATCACCTCGCCATGGAGAAGGCACAGGCGGCCAACGCCCGGGAGCTCCACGAAATCAAGGACGCGACTCGGCGTATCGAGATAGTGATAGCTGAGAATCATGCACGAACCGACGAGCAAATCAAGTCACTTTTTGAGCGAACGAAAAAGCCGTAAAGGGGCCGGAATGCTAGCTCGATACAAACTATCCGTTGCCCTGGTTAAGCAGATCGTGGGCGCAATGATCGCCGTTGTTTCCTATCTGATCATCAAGAATGCTGACCCGGAATTGGCGGCGGCAATCATCCCGATCGTCGGTCCGATTCTGACTGTGATCGCCACCATCGTCTTTGGCGTTGACGTTGCGGGTCTGGCCATGCAGAACGCCGAAGAGAAAAACAAGGAGTGACGACCCGACGTAAGCAGATTACATTGAGGTACGGGGCTCTTTCGCTCATTCGCGGAGGGGCCTCAATGTTTTAGCGGACTCTCATAGAACAGACAAACATGCATGTCAAGCCCACATCAATGGCTAAGGCGTGAACATTACCTGCAGCATCTGGTCGATTCGGGCGGAAACGTGACCGCAGTCGTACCTCTCAACCATCGCAGAAGTGAAATCAGAGCTAGACGTACGGGGCCAGTGGTATGAAACCAAAACCTCTTCTGATTGCCCTCGTCGTGGGCATCTTCCTCTCTTTGATGCCTGCCTATTCGATGGCGCAGCCTACTGGCCTTGATTACAAGGTGACTTTGAGTGGCAAATCCTACGCGACCGTGAGCTATGGGCTCGGTGAGCAGCCAGCTTGGCGGGATACGACCTTTAACTATGGATTCATCGGCGGGGTTGAGCAGGGAAGCGGCACTCCGATCGGTGGAATCGGTGGCTGGCTCACCTGGCGTGATCCGAAAACTCCCCTCTTTGCCACTGCCGGACTGTATGTGATTGCTCCCCAGAAGGATCGACCAGACCTCTCTATTGGATTCTCGATCGGCCTTCGCCTCTGAGTACGTGGCCAAGAAACCTCACAACCCTACGGATCCGCGAGCGAAATGTAAGTCTTGCGGGTCCGCAGATGTTCGAATCACCGGCACGCCACCCGATGTGTGCCATGTTGTGTGCTCGAAATGTAAAGAAAAGCGACAAGTATGCGGCGCAAACTTAATCAAACGAGACGGACGGTGCCTGAGGCCCGCGCAGTCAAACGGACGTTGCCGCAACCATGGAGGGGAGCAGCCCAAGGGCGCAGATTCCCCGAATTTCCGCCACGGTCGGCGCAGTCGGTACATGCCCAAGGACCTCGCCGAGAAAGCAGGCTCAGCATTGTCCGATCCGAACCTGATCAGCTTGGACGAGGATATCGCCACGATGGAGGCACTCATCCTGACAGAGCTCGAGCAACTGAGCCAGGGCACTCCGATGATCCTCTTCGAGCAACTCACCGAGGAGTTCAGCAGATTGCGAGATACCGAGAAGGCAAAGCAGATTGCTGTAGTTTCCGAGGACAGACTTGTACGAATTGGCGAAATCCTCGAAGCTGGACTGTCGTTCGATTCGCGTCGCGATACGATCGTGAAACTGCAGGAAAGCAAGGCAAAGATCACCCGAGTCGAGCTCCAGAGACGCCACTACCTGCAGAACCATGTCGATGCAGTCGCCCTTCGCGTGATGTTTCAGGCCGTGCTGGCAGACATTCGGGAGTGTGTGAGAGATCCTGATGATCGGCGGCGACTCGGCGAGAGACTTGTTAACCGCGCAGCTCTCGGAGCTCGGATCAGCCCTGCTGGATGAGGATCCAGAGCTCGCGCCAATTCTCGTCCGACCTGACGAGTCTCTCCTAGATTTCGTACGGCGGGTTAAACCGCAGATCAAGCTCTACAGACACACAAGGGCGATCATCAAGCAACTGCAACGAGTAGCCGACGGGCAACTCAAGAGGCTGATGATTTGGATGCCGCCGCGCCTCGGTAAATCGGAGATCGTCACCAGGCTCTTTCCGGCGTACCTGCTCGCTCGATACCCTCGCATGGATGTCGGCATCTGCTCCTACGGGTCCGATCTGGCCACCGAGCTTTCAAAAGATGCTCGCGACCTGTATGAGGATGCTGGCGGCAAGATTGACAAATCCATGCGAGCCAAACGGCGATGGATGTCACTGGTCGGTGGCTCAGTTTGGGCTGCGGGTGTCGCCGGTACGATTCGTGGTCGTGGCTATCACGTTGGCATTGTCGATGATCCACACAAAGGTTTGGAGGACATCGACTCGGATGCGATGCGGCAGAAGGTGGAAAGATGGTGGCCAAACGTTTGGCTCAACCGCCAGCACATGTTCGCGACTGGGATGCCTCAGGCAATCGTCGTTGTTATGCAACGACTGGCCACGAACGATCTCTGCGGATTTCTCCTCGACCAGCCAGATGCCGCGTCTTGGACCGTGCTGGCTCTCGACCTCGAGCGGGATCTCGATCCCTACGACGTGCCCGAAGGCGTTACGATCATCGAGGACTGGAGAACGACCGAAGGCGAGCTGCTGTGTCCCGACCTGATCAGCGAAGAGCGGCTCAAAGAGATTCACGCTAGCCCGGACGAACGAGACGCTCAGTATCAGCAACGGCCGAACGCGCGGTCGGGTCAGATTCTCCCTCGGTCGCACTTCCGCCGAATCGGCATTGAGTACGTGCCTCAACTCATGCGCAAGGTTATGGCGGTTGACCTTGCTGTAAGCAAAAAGCAGAGTGCGGACTTCACGGTCGGAATGGCGGGCGGCATCGGTTCAACCGGCATGATCTACCTGTTCAACCCATACCGCGAACGTGTCGAATCGCCTGATGCTCTTGATGGAATCGCCCTGTATTGTCGGCGTCACCGCGCTCAGCAGGTCGGCGTCGAGGCAGTCGCCTATCAGCTCTCATTCGTTCAGCACCTCCGGCGCCGTCCCGACATGATGGCCGTCCCGGTACTTGCGATCGAGGTGGATAAGGACAAGGTTGCCCGTGCTCGGGGTTGGTCGCCGCTGGGAGCGGCAGGATTGATCACTCTGGTCGACGACGGATCAGGCTGGATTGAGACGTTCCTCAGCGAGGCGGAGAAATTCCCCCGCGGCAAACATGATGACCAAGTGGACGTTGTCGGCACGATCATTTCAATGCTGCAGAACATCACGTACGGCAGCGCACCTCTAACTGGTGGAACTCGCTAACTACGTACGTGGGCCATCGTGGCCGATCAGTCGTTGCAGAAAGAGTACGTAGCAGGGGGCACCGACATCATTCGGGCGGCTCTCGCCTCCATTCGGGCGGTCATGCCCACCTATGTTGATGACATCACGTATTCGCAGGGCATCGATATCTACGACCGGATGCTACGAGACACCGATGTCAAGTCGGCGTTCGAGACGTGGAAGCTCTCAGTCACTTCCGAAGGGCTTTCGGTTCTCCCGGCATTTCCGATGCCAGTCATGCCTGAGGCAGCTGATCCTCAAGACATCGCAGACGGCGAACTTGCGCTCGAATACTGCGAGTTCATCAAGCGCACCATAAGCCAGGCGGAGTACTCGTTTCACGACTCGGTCAAAGGATTACTCGACGGCGCCGCTTACGGATCGAAGTGCGCGGAGATCGTTCTCGAATTCGGTACCGCAGAGGATGCGAGCCGACTCGTGCTCAAGGCGGTAAAGCCAAGGCCATCCAAGAATTTCGTTTACGTGGTCGACGAGCACGCGAATCTGCTCGGCGTTCGCCCGGTTACGAACTCACCTGGCCTTGGCGCATCACCACTAAGCCCAGAGGCGATGAAGGAAGTCTTGCCCGCCAGCAAGTTCTTGATCTACACCAATGATCCGGCAGACTGTGATATCCGTGGGCGTTCGCTCCTACGATCCGCTTACACGCCCTGGTTCCTGAAAACCCAAGTACTCCCTGAGTTCTTCAAATATCTGAAAGCCTTCGCGACACCCTCCGTTATTGGCAAAACATCGCCCACTGATCCGATGCTGGTTCCTGCTTCTGACCCGGCGACCGGCGAGCAGATGATTTCCTCGACCGGCGAGCAGCAGATGATCAGTGCAGAGAAGAGACTCTTGACTTCGCTGATCGCTTGGGCCAACGCCTACGCTTTGGCGGTACCGGCCGGCACTGAGGTTGACCTGCTCTGGTCGAGTGGAGACGGCGCGGCGTTCCGTCACGCCCTTGATTGGTTTGGGCGCCAGATCAACGAGGCGATTCTTGGCACCGCTCAAGCGACCCGCGAGGCTCAGCACGAATCTCGGAGCTCGAAGGATGTCGGTCAGGATGTCTTGGGCTTGCGTGTCGCTGACGCTCGCATCCGCATGGATCAGCTGCTAACAAAACTGGTCCGGTTGCTCATTGAAGTGAACTTCGGAGTGGCGGCCCTCGCTCACGCGCCGAAGATCACGCTCACCAAAGCGGAGCAACAGGATAAGGCTGCTTTGCTTGGATCGTACAGCTCGGCTTACGTTTCCGGCTTCATCCATCACTCGCAGCTACCTGCACTCCATGCCGAGCTTGGTTTGCCGAGTGCTGACTACGAAATGATGGCGCTCGAAAGAGAGGAGGCGGCCGCTGCGAGAGAGCGAGCTGCTGAAGAGTCGCGCCGGATATTCGAACCAGACGCCGATGAGACTGATTCCGACGAGGATTAGATTCGCGGCCGCGCCTGAGCTGACGCCCAAGAACATCTATTCAGCGATCGCTCGGCATCGGCGCGATGTTCTGAGAGACGAGAGGGAGTCCGTCGCGGAAATGGCCCGCGCGTGGGCGACGGCGGAAATCGGGATCAAGAAGCGGCTCGCCGCAGTGACAGCTCAGATCGCGCTGGCCAACCGTGCAGGTCTGCCGGTATCGCCAAGCTGGCTCTATCAGCAGGAACGTTGGCAAGAGTTTCTCCGTGTTGCGAATCACAACGCCAACCGGTTTGCTGAGTCGGCTCTCGGCATCGCGACCAAGCAACAGAAATCGTCGGTTGCGGCTGGGCTATCGGATTCAACCGAGCTCGCCAAGCTCTCTGGGATCGGTCGCAGTTTCAAGAGGATCCCGGCTGAGCAGCTGTCGAACCTCGTTGGTGCCCTTGCCGATGACTCGCCTCTGTCGGACCTGTTCCGAACCATTGCGCCAGGTGCGCTCCAGAAAGCGCAGGACATCATGCTTGACGGCCTGGCCGCAGGCGAGAACCCGCGAAAGATTGCCGCTCGGATGTCAAAAAGTATTCGCGAGCTCACGCGAGACCGAGCGGTTACGATCGCGAGAACTGAGAGCATTCGCGCCTACACGGAAGCCCAGCAGCAGAACTATGAGGCGAACTCGGATGTTGTTCTTGGATCCCGCATTGTCTCAGCTCGAGACTCGCGTACCTGCCCGATGTGCCTTGGCCAGGATGGCAAGATCATCAAGCACGGCGAGAAGTTCCATCGTCATCCAGGTTGCCGCTGCGCTCTGGCGCCAGTCGTCGAGGGACTCGATATCGATCGCGGAACCGGTGAGCAGTGGCTAAGGGCGCAACCGAAGGAAGTTGTGCTTCGGAAACTCGGCCCGGCGAGATACAAGCTCTGGGCAGAGGGGAAAGTCTCGGTCGAGGACCTCTATCTCGCAACAAATCACCCGAAGTGGGGCCCTGGTCTGCGGCTCAAAAACCTGCGCGAGCTGGATCAGGACATCCGCGCTGGTGTGGTCAAGGGTGGCGACATGGAACCTCAGATGCGACTTCCGGGCATGGGCAAGCCAGGAAGGCGAAAGCTAGGACATGGCAAAGATGGCGAACCGCCGCAGTGGGAGAGCCAATTCGACTTCACCGAAGCTAAGAAGTACCACGTCCGAGCTGCCAGGCGAGCCCTCTCCATCATTGGGGACATACACGAGTTTGATCATATGGATGGTTCCTTGATTACGCTGAAATCGAGCCGTGCAAGGTCACTGGGTGCCTTCGGTTCCGACGATGTCAACGGGCCATTTAACTATGGAGAACTACACCTCAGCACGTCGGAGGCGATGTCTCCGTATGTGTTCGCTCACGAATATGGACATGCCTTTGATTGGTGGGACCCGGCAGAGAAGGTATTCAACCGCCCAAACAGGAAGTTGTATAAGCGGGAGCGAGGCCAAACGATCACATCTGAACAAGCCGCTGCGCTCAAGGAGTTCGACGAAGCTACTTTCGCATCTGAAGAGCTACAAAGAATCCGCCAGGCTTTGAGAGAAGGCGTTTTCGCTGACGGTGAAGATGATTACGTGGTGAATTACTACCTCAGGGAGCATCTGTCCTATTTGGAATCCAGAAAGGAAGTCTGGGCGCGAGCTTACGCCCAGTACATTGCCGTGAAATCACAGTCTCCAGTGATGATCAATGAAATGAAACTCTTGATGGAGACCGATGACGTCTTCGAGAGGATTACTCAGTGGCAGGACTTCGATAGAATCTTTGCGGCTGTTGAGGCTGTTCTCAAGGCATTTGGCGTAAAGTTCAAGGGGAAATGAAGGACAAGGATAAGCCAAAGCTAAAAGTGCCAAAGCTATCAAAGATGGCCAAGCGGCTCAGTGCTCCGGACACGTTCATCGGCAGAGATTCTAAGGGCAGACTCATCCCTGAGCCGCCAGAACTGAAACTCGTTCGAAACGACGACAAACCGACAGAGTAGCGGGCCCTCGTATTTGGCCGTGATGGCCAAAACCAAAACGTCACGCTCATTTGATGAGATTCAGACGCTCGTCAGAAATGCGATTCGGGCGACTCTGCCAGTCGGAACCTATACATGGATCAACGACTGCTACGACGATCATGCAGTATTCGCAGTCGAGACTCCCAGCCAGGGCACCGCGTACTTCCGTGTTGATTACACGATCGATGATTCAGGTCTCGTGTCGCTCGGACAGAGCGAGGAGGTCCGCAAGCGCACCGAGTGGGAGACCGTTGTTCATGCTTCCGTGTTTCAGTTCTCGGCGCCAGTGCTGCAGGCGGATGGCACTTACCTCATCGACGGCAAGATTTTCGAGTGCGGCGATTACCCTGACAAGGGTTTCTCGCTCACGGAAGTAGAGGCAGACGCTGCGATCGAAGCATTCGAAGCCGCGCCGGTCGAGATCGAGCATCTGCCAAACATCTTCACCACTGAGGATAAATTCAACATCGGCTCGCTGGAAAAGATTTACCGAAGCGGTAAGGAGATTTTCGGAACGTTTCGTTTCTCGGCCTGGGTTGGCACTGCTCTCAAGGGAGTAAAGCCGAAGATTTCGCTCGGCTGGCAGTCATTCCCCAAGAAGATCACCGAAGCGTCACTCGTTCTGAACCCGCGAATTGTCGATGCGAAACTCAATGCCGCGTTTTCTCAGGTGCGTATCTCGCGTACAGGGGCGTCGATGAACGCAATCCAGCGCTTTCTTGCATCCATTCGGGGACTGTCCGAAGAGGATATTGCGAAATTCAACCAGTTGCCGGAGACAACTCCAACGTCTCCGCCAACTCCTGACCTGACTGCCGCGATTGACGCTGCTGTTGCGAAGGCGGTTACCCCGCTCATCGAGCAGTTCAAGGCGGTTGCCCCGACGCCAGCGACCGACATTCAAACGGAAGCTGCAATCGCGAACTTTGAGGAGTTCCTCAAGGCATCAAAGCGAGTGGCGCCCGCACAGTTTCCGACCTTCAAGGAAATGTATCGCAGTGCCCTTACCGACGATGGCGGTGGCGCGATTCAGTTTGCACAGGGTCGCCCGTTCGAAGGAACTCGCACCCAGCATATTCGCGACCTGGTCAACGGTATGCCCGAGCTGTCCCTCACTACCGAAGGCATCAAGGGCGTGAAGATGTTCGAATTTGCGGCCGAGGACGATGGTGGCGAGCTCCAGCTCACTGTCGATCCCAAGCAAATCGTGACCGGAAAGAAGACTAAGAAGGAGGCATAAATGAGCGGATACGGAACCACTACTCGAAGCACGACTGGCCGAGCATACGGCCTGGCCGTTGATCCATCGCGCGTTGAGCGCAAGGTTGGCGGCATCACCATCGACTGGAGCACGGTTCGGCCAATTGGCACGAACGAAATCCAGTCCGTGACCATCACCGGCACGCCGTCCGGAGGCAACTTTGTTCTCTCGTTTGGCGGGCAGAACACGGGAACGATTGCCCACAACGCAACCGCTGCCGACGTTGAAGTTGCTCTCGAAGCACTCTCAACGATCGGGAACGGAAACGTCCGGGTATCGGGCACTAACCCGAACTTGGTTGTCGAGTTCATCGAGGATTTGCGCGGCACAAACGTGGCTCTGCTCGTTCTGCAGACGAACTCTCTCTCTGGTGGCTCGTCTCCGAGCGTTGCGATTGCAACGACTCAGGTCGGCGTACCCGAGGCGGACCTCACGCTTGCTGACGGCACGATCGTCAAGGGCGGCGATAAGTACATCGAAGTCGGGACTGTGCTCGTCAAGATCACGGCATCGGGCAAGTACGGCCCTTACTCGGCAACTGCCACCGATGGTCGACAGACCGTTGATGCAACTCGCCGCGGTGAGGTCTGGCTGCTCGACCAGACTATCGTTATGTCGAAGCTCGGCAGTGAAATGACTGGCGACGTTTTCGAAGGCGGTCAAATCTATGCCGCACGACTCAAGGCCGGTGGGGCTGGCCAGCCATCTGTAGCAAACGTGAACCTCGCTTTGCCACAGATCAGCTACGCGTAGGAGGGGAACAATGCCAGCACCAGCAGTACCTACCCTCAATCAGGTTCTCTCAACTCAGCGCATTTCGCGCATCGTGGAGGACCTGCAGGACGTCCGTGGGATCTCGCTCCCAGCATTTGCAGGCCGGGTTACCGATCAGTCAGCTGACGAATCGGAGATCCTGGCGAAGATCACCTCGCGAATCCTCGCGGCTGACGTGATTGCCGACAACGGGCGAGCTCGGGTTCGCCCCAGCGATCCAATTCGTATGACCGAGACCAAGGTACCGAACCTCAAGCACGGTATGAACTTCAACCAAGAAAAGTTGAACCTGCTGCACCGTTTGGTATCTGGTGAAGGTCGTGTAGCGGACCTTAAGTCGGTTGACTCGTTCCTCTCCAATTCGATCGGCACTCTGCTCGATGGCATTGCGGTTCGACGAGCGGCTCTTATCTGCGCCATGGCGGCGGATGATTCGAGCTACAACGGATTTGGTATTCAATGGTCAAACATGACCTGGGGAATGCCGTCCGATTTGAAGACGACTCTTGCATCAAACCGGCGCTGGATCGGCGGCAACGAATCGACTGCGCTGCCGATCACGGACATCAACACGATCCTCGACACGGCTCGCGACAAGTACGGAATCGTCTACAACCGGATTACCATGCCTCGTGCATTGCTGCTGTTCATCGTGACCACTGATGAGTTCAAGGCGATGGCTGCTGTTTGGCAAACGGTGAGCGTGCCCGCTGGATATCAGTATGGGAACCTTCCGGCGCCGAAGCTCGTGGAGCTCGTCGGAAAAATCCTGGACATCGAGATCGAGCTAGAGGACACCGTGTACTACACGGAGAACATGGATGGCACGCAGGTAACGAACCGCTACTTCAACGCGGCTGACGTTGTGTTCTCTAACACTCAGTTCGATGGCCGCACAGCGGTCTGGGACTTCGCCAACGCCATCGTCACCGAGTCGATTGTCGGTGGCATGGGATCAAACCAGATGGTCATCGGCGGATTCTCAGGTCCTCAGGAGGGCCCGGTCGGTTACGCGATCGGCAGTCCTGATCTGAACCCTCCAGACATCACTGTCTGGGCGGTGCAGCGAGGATTCCCTCGAAAGCACATGGAGACGGCTACGGCACGCCTCCGCACAACGTCCTAAGCTCGCAAGGCTGGGACTGGATTGGCCGCCACTCTGTTTGTCGGGAGTGGCGGTCTTTTTTCGTACGGGGCTCATCGATATGCGTGACCCTAAACTAGTGGAAGCGATCCGCCTCGGCGGAACAGTTCGGCTCGGCGATGGCCGACTTGTCACCAAGGTTGAAGACCTGCCGGACGATTACGCCGGCGATGAGGCGGTTGAGTCAACCAAGGGTAAGCCGGGCAACGCGCGCGGCGATGCTCGGAAGATCGCCATGCTGACCAACGACCTGAACAACGCGGTCGCAGCGCATGACGCGCTGGCAGACGCCAACAAGGCGCTTACCGACGCCAATGATGCTTTGGTGGAATCTAACAAGGCGCTTACCGAGCGGCTCGGCAATTACGAAGACCTCTTTGTCCGGGCGGGTGTCATCGGGATCGACGACCTCGACGAAAACGACCACGACGCGAACTTCATCCTGATCAACGATCGATTCCTTGAAGTGGCCGAGCGCGAGGACGAAGAACAGCCCGGCGCTCAAGCCCAAGGGATTGAGTTTCAGCTTCCCAGCGGTCGCGTGTTCCGGCGATCGATCGACGGGGCGATGGTCGTAGTGGACGGGGACGGAACGACGACGGGGATTGCGCGCGTGCCGCGCGAGCAGCTCGACGAGGTTGCGCAAGCTCTCGGTGTCTCGACCGATGGTAACAAGTCCGCCGTGATCAAGGCGATCGCGGACTGGCAGCCCTAACAATGGCATTCACCTACTCCGGATCGGCGCTCGCTGTCCCGCTGAATTACGCTCGCTTCCTCTTGGGTGACGTGGTGGACGCCACGCACATCCTTGAGGATGAGGAAATCACGGGACTGATCTCGCTGCACGGGTTCAACGAGGCGGTCGCTCAGTGTGCAGAGAGCTGCATCACGCGCGTCGCTCAGCAACCCGATCGGTACAAAGACGAAGCGGGCGTCGAGACGGAGTGGAAGGTTAAGCTTGATGGTTGGCTCGCGCTCGCAAATCGGATGCGAACTGGTCAGCAGACAGAAGCGGCGATCATCACCCGGGAGGTTCATGGCCGAGGAATCACCGGTCCGGATACTTCGGGGATGGGGCTTTGAGCGTCGGACGGCTGTCAGGTCCGATGAAAGCGCAGGTTGCGGCGATGCGCGATCGAACTTTCACCGCGAGCCTGTTCAACCTCGTGCGAACGGTTCGGACGGCCAGCGATCTCGGCGAGAGCTTGTCTGACACGACGGTTGTCGCCGGCATTCCGCTACGGATCACGCCCGTAAAGGCGAGCGAGCTGACGGAAGGGCTGCAGGCCAAGGCGGTGATGTTCGGCAAGGTGGCCATCGTGCCGAGCGTGGATGTTCGAGTTCAAGACGTCCTCGTTCGAATCTCGGATTCGCGTCGTTGGAACGTCCTGGCGATCGAAGAGGATCCAGCTGGGCAAGCGGTTGTGAAGTACTTGATCGTCGGGCGGCAGGGATGAGCAGCGATACCTCGGTCAATCATCGCCATATCCTCACGAAACTTCGCGCGGTACCGGGGCTGGCTGGTGTGCGGATCGTTCCGGCGATCGTGCCGGAGGACTTTGTTTCCGGCATCGTGTTTTGGAAGGTCGGCGATATGCCGGACACGGTCAACACAGGGGCGCGCCGGATTCAGTCTACACAGCTGTATGTCGTTGCGGCCGTTGCTCGAGGGGAGAGCTTGGAGGCTCTTGGTTCGTTGCCGAATCTCATCTTTGAGGCGTTGAACGGCAGCGCCGGCAGCTACGGCGCGCATGGTGATGTTTACTCTTGTCTTCGCCAGCGCGAGCACTCGCGTGGCCCGTACCGGTCGGAATCCGGCGACAGTTGGGTCGAGTCGGGTGGCGTGTTTGCGATTGCCTCGCGCGGTCCGGAGTTCCAAGCTCCCTAACCAAGGTTTCCTTCAATTCTCTCTCTGCGCTATTCGGAAAGATCAGGATAGCGCGATCTGCTGTTCCGAGTTTCTGGGCGAATGACGAATAGGGGCTTCGCGCGGTAGAGCAGCGGCAGCTCGCATGGCTCATTACCATGAGGTCGTCGGTTCGAGTCCGGCCCGCGCATCCATCATTGAGCAGGCATAGAGTCGGTGGATGACGCCGAACCGGGGACAGGGAAACACCCCTTCGTGAACACTGCTCAATGACACGAGCGGATCAATGGCCGATATCAGGATCAAGACCGAAAACTATGACCTTGCGAAGCGGCAGGTCCGTGAGGGCTTGGACGCGGCGATTCGCGCGCTTGCTTTCGGGGTGCAAGCCGCGGCGATGGACAACATCCGGCAGTATCCGGAAGAGAATCGGCCAATCGACACGGGCGCCCTCCTGAATTCCATCTATGTGACCACTCGCGACGCTGACGGGCGAGGCGAAGCGATGGTTCGGGCATCTTCGGCAGCGGCCACTCCCGGGAAGTCCGGCCGAACGCACTCGGCTCCGCAAGGCATGGCGAGCGACTTTGGCCATGCGATCATGCAAGCGAAGGTCGCGGTGCTGGTCGAGTACGGCGTTTACGTTGAGGAAGGAACCTCGCGGAAGGAAGCTCGCCCATTTCTGAGACCTGCTTTCGAAGACATCCGGCCAAAGGTCGATGAGATTGTGAAGCGACACGTCGACCGGGCGTTGACGCTCTAATGGCCTCGCGCGTTCTCGTTCCATCCCAAGCGTCCGGGGCGGATTGGGTCACTCCCTCGCAAGCGCTGGTGAATGACGCGGCGGCGGCGGAGTTTCCCGCGGGTGAGCCGACGCCGACCTGGCTTCGCCTTTTCGACCTGTCAAATCGGGACATCCCTCCCGGGGACACGATTCTCGGGTTTGAAGTCACGCTCGACCTGCTCGGGACGGGCGGGCCAGGCGGGACGAATCTTGGCCAGGGCGGTCTCGGATATGCGCGGAATGTTGACGACGTTCCGGATGACGCCGCCGACGCCTTCGATTCGAACGCGTCGAGCTACTACGGATGGGCGAGTACTTCGACGTCGGAAGCGCGCGGCGCGACCGTCATCCACGACTTGGGGCAGCCGGTCACGGTTGGCCGGATCGTCTCGAAGGCGATCTTCGGAGATTTCTCGTCGGCCTATCACTGGCAATACTCACACGACGGGTTCACGTGGACCGACGTCGTCTATGACTCGCCGATTGTCGCGCCGCTGCCGCTTGCGGACTTCATCGTCGACGACGCGATCACGCCTGTCGCAGCTCGTTGGTGGCGTTACACGCTGGGCGACGAAGATCCCGGCGATGTCAGCGGCACGAGAATTTATGAATTCAGGCTCTACGGCGCCGACGAACTCACTCTGCTCACGCCCGGGACGGCGGTCGTCAGCTCGAGCGACTTGGAAAGGTTGGAGGTCGCGCTTTCGAAGGACGGCTCCACGATCGAGGGTTCGGCGAAGTCCGTGACGATTGATCCGGGCGGGGGTGTTTATCTCCTTGGCGGGTTGCTCGACCTTTGGGATGGCGGGTGGCCAGCAGCCGACGTCGATGACGCTGACGTCTCGGTTTTGATCCGGCGCGGCGATGCCGTAGGGGGTGGCGATGAAGCGACATACACTGCGCGGCTGGTCGATTTCTGCTCAGTCACCGTTTATTACGATCCTGCAGGTGGCTCTCTAATGCCACGCGAAGCTCCGCTGCAGAAGTCGATTGTCGGCAAGGAGACGACGCCCGGCACGCCGGTCACGCCGACGATACTGCTCAAGGCGATGCGCCTGAATCTCGAGCCCGATGAGACGTCGGAGGAGATCGTTGCTCAGGGCGATTTGGTCCCGTTCCAGCAAACTCAAATTGCGGACTGGGCGCAAGGCCAAGTGAGCGGGTACCCGACCTATGACGAAATCGGGCTCGCCCTGGCTTCGGTCATCGGCAAGCCGGTTACATCGACGGTGAGCGCAGGCGTCTACCGACACGAGTTCATCTTCGACCCGCGCGGCCAAGCTGATCCGCAGGTCTACACGAACGAGTACGGCGATGCGACGGTGGCCGAGCGATTCTCTTACGCCGTGATCGCCGCGCTCGGGATCTCGGCGGCTCGCACCCAGGCTCCGACGATGTCCGGTCAAGCGTTTGCTCGCCGGATGGAGCTGGCCACGCTCACGCCGGGGGTTGCGGCTGTTCAGTCGCTCGAAATCACCGGCACCCCAACGGGCGGCACGTTCAAGCTGCGGTTCAAGGGGGCCGAGACGGCAACGATCAACCACAACGCCAACGCGGCGGCGATGACTTCCGCTCTCGAGGCGCTGTCGACAATTGGTGCGGGGAATGTCGTGGTGAGTGGAACGGGTCCGTTCACCATCACGTTCGACGGAGCGCTTGACGGCCGCGATCAGCCGCTCGTCGAGCTCGCCCTGAATTCGCTCACCGGTGGCAGCTCGCCGACTGTTGTCCTGGCCATCACCACGCTCGGCGGTTACACGGAGTTCGACTGTATCCCGATGCAGGCGGGCGAGGTTTCGGCTTACTACGCGACCACGCTGGCCGGCCTGGCAGGTGGCAAATTGACCGACTGCTTCCGAACGGACTGGAACATCGCGGGCCGAGTTCAGCCGGTCTGGGTGCAGGACGATGCGATCACGTCGTTCAAATCGGTGACCGAGGCGGTGACGGCGATTACGGTCGGAATCGATGTTCAGGCGGATGCGGTCGCGTCCCAGATGCGAGCGGATCGACTGGCGAACACGCTCAAGTATCTGCGCCTCGCATTCACGTCGAAGAAGCTCATTCCGTCCACGGCGGTGTACTACTCATTGACGCTCGACATGGCCTGTCAGATCAACCAGGTCGGCACGTCGAGCGACCAGCAGGGCATCTATGCTCGGCAGTTCCAGGCGTCGGCTCGGTTCGATGAGGCTTGGGGGCGGGCGGCTACGTTCGTGCTCATCAACGGCACTCCGTCGTACTAAAATCTCTCGCTCTCAATCCCGATGGCCCTGAGACGTTCGTTCTCGGGGCCCTTTCGTACGTGGCTGCCGGTATGACGAAAGCCACACAATCAGAGTTCGAGGGCAAGGCTGTCGAACTGGAAACATTGGTCGGATCAAGAAAGGTTTTGACGGTCGAGTTTGGGGACGGGGAGTTCTTGGTCTCGTACGCGCCGGACAAAATCACGATGGATGCGTTCGATCGCATGATGGCTGATCAGGAAGGCGATGGCCCGGCGTTCATGGCGTCGTTTCAGGGCGCGGTGAGTGCGCTTGTTGAGTTCGGAGTTCAGTGGAATGTCGCGATCAAGGGCAAGCAGGTCCCGACCGACCGAGAATCCCTTCAGGCCACTCCCGTGAAGCTGGTCATGGCCGCCTTTCGCGCGGTGATGGGTGACCAGAGCCCAAACCCGACGACGTCCGAGAGCTAACGCGCTGGCTCGCGAGTGACGGTGAACATGGCTCGCTTCCCAAGTGGGCTGAAGTGATCGCCGTTGCTCGCGAACTCCATGTAATGCCCTCGGACGTGAGGAAGATGCCAGCTCGAGATTATGAGCATATCCTCGCTTACATGAACGCCTACGGGTTCGCACAGAAGGAGCGAGCTCGTCGTATCGAAGAGCGGCGGCAGATCGAGGGTTAGTTCATCCGGGCTCGTAGGTGGCGGGGATGTCTTCGCCCAACGTCCTCGCCGAGCTTGAGGTTCGCATTCGTGGCGACATTCGGGATCTTGAGCGGCGGTTAACGCAAGCCGAGCAGACTTCGCGCAACTCAGGAAAGAAGGCTGGCCAGGCGTACGCCTCGGAGTTTGTCGAAGGGATTGCCCGCGGCATGAGCAAACTCGGCACGGCGATGACACTCGGCGTGACCGCGCCAATCATCGCGGCGATGGGCAAGGCGGTTCAGGCGGCCAGCGCCCTTCAAGAGCAACAGTCGGGCGTCGAGCAAACGTTCAAGTCTTCGTCCGAGGTCATCAAGGAGTTTGGCCGGACGTCCGCGGAATCGTACGGGCTGGCCACGACCGAAGCGTACAAGTACGCGAGCTCGCTCGGCGGCATCTTCAAGGCGAGTGGTCTCGCTGAAGGTGCGGCGGCACAGATGTCCGTGGCGGTCTTGAAGCTTGGCGCCGATCTCGCGAGCTTCAAAGACCTCGGCGTTGACGAAGCCCTTCTCAAGATTCGCGCGGGACTCGTCGGCGAGATCGAGCCCCTGCGGCAAGTCGGTGTGCTGCTCTCCGAGGCAGCGGTCAAGGCGAAGGCGGCGGAGCTTGGGTTCAAGTTCGTCGGCGGTGAGCTGAGTGAGAACCAGAAGGTCATGGCTCGGTACGCGGTGATCATGACCCAGCTCGATGACGCTCACGGCGATTTTGAGCGCACTCAAGATTCGGTCGCGAATCAGACGAGAATCGTCAAGGCGGAGTTCACGAATCTAGCGGCCGACACGGGTCGCGAGCTGCTTCCCCTCGCCAAGGACCTCCTGAAGATTCTTCGCGACTGGATGAAGGCGTTTAACGAACTCGACGATGGAACCAAGAGCCTCGTCGTGAAGCTCGCGATGGTCGCGGCGGCGGCGGGGCCGATCATCAAGGGGATTTCGCTGATGATCTCGGCGGGGAATCTGCTCGCCGGAATGTGGACGCGGGTCGCAGCGGCGGCAACGGCCGCTCAGGTCGCCCAGGCAGGAGCGGCGGGCTCGGCGGGGGCCGCGGCGGCGGGAGCGGGAGCCGCTGGTGCAGGATCGGCCGTGGGCGGCGTGGCCGCCATTGCTGCCCTGGGATCGGTCGGACTCCTTGGGGCCTTCGCCCAGGTGCGAGGAGCGGCGACAGGCGGTCAGGACCCATCGACCGGGTGGTTTCAAGACTCTGTTCAGGGGGCATTCAGAAACTCGATCCTGGACAAGTATCGGCGTGATCCCGAGGCGGCATTCCAGGCGCTGTTTGGGAGCATCGGTGGTATTGGCCCACAGCGCGGGGGGCGATCAGAGGCGCGATCCTTCGCCTTCGGTTCAGAAGCGATGTCTAACCCGGAATGGAAAAAGCTGATCCAAGCGTTCAACAAGTGGTTAAGCGGTCAGGGTGCTGCTCGTCCTTCGTCGGCGATGTCGATTACCGACCCGGGCAACACGTTGACGGGATCCGGATCGAAGGGCGGAGGCGGGCGAAAGTCGTCCGGCGCTTCATCCGTCCGGGCAGATGTCGATTTGACTTCTGATTTGCTGCTGAAGATGGCCCGAACCATCGACACTCCGAAGGGATCGGCAAGCTGCGCGGTTTTCGTTTCGCGGTTGCTCGCTCAGTTCACGGACGGCATTACTGATAAGGGCGGCAAGATCATCGCTTCGGCGAAGGGCTTGCGCGACCGAGTTGTCTCGATGGGTGGCCAGCTCGTTGGGCAAGAAAACGCGAAAGTCGGTGACCTGGTCGTCTTCAATGGCCCGAACTTCGGCGCGCGCCAAGCGAACGGTCGTCGGTCTGGCTATCACGTTGGCTCTTACCTCGGCGATGGCCGGTTTGTCGATTCGTCGGGTGGCGTTGATGCTCGGGTTCACGATCTTAGCCGGTATGAGCGATCGACGAACTCCAAGGCTCAGTTCTATTCGATTCCTGGTCGCGCAATGGCCGGCTTCGATCAGACCCAAAACGACCAGTACAACAAGTTTCTCGGGCAAGTGCTCTCGGCTCAGGAGAAAATCCTCGGCGTCAATGTGAAGACGGCGGAGCAGCAGTTCTTACTCAACGACATGATGGGCGAATATGCAGGCCTGACCGATGTGCAGAAGGGCCTGCTCTACGAGCTTGCGCGCGAACTGGACCACGTCGACCGGAAGAAGCGAGAAGCTGACGATCGCCAACGCGAAGATACGGACCGGTTGGAGGATCGGGCGCGACTTGTGGCCAACATCCGCGATGAGTCGAATCAGCTCATCGCGTCCTTGATGGCGCAGCTCGGCCTCGAGAAGAAGCTGACGAACGAGCAGCGGGTTCGCGCCGGGATGAACGTCGGCGGCGCCTTCAGCGGGCTCGACGCCGCGGTTCGGATCGGGATCGGTCGGCTGGCCGATCAGCAGGTTGACCGGCAAATCGCGGAAGACGCCAAGATTCGCTTGGCAGCGTTCCAAAAGCACTTCATGATCATCGGCGGCGCCCTGGTTCCGCGCGAGTGGGTCATGTCGCAGGTCCAAGCGGTCAACGAACGAAAGGATCAGCTCCGGAACGAGGCCAGCGAGCGTTACCAGGAATCCATGCAAGGGCTCGCCGAGCGCGTTGCGCTCTTGGGGTCGACCGCCACGGTCACTGAATATAAGCTTCGCCAGCTCTCGCTCGTCTTCGGCGTCGGCGATACGGAGGCAGAGAAGATGGCGAACGGCATGGACCGCGCCAAGCGGGTGATGGCCGAGACGCTGTCGGTCGAGAAGATCGAGGCTCAACGCCAGGCGCTTACTCGGATGGCCGCCACGGTGGAAGAAGCGTTCATGGGAATGTTCGACAACCTCTTGAGCAACGGCTTCGGCGGGTTGTTCTCGGGGATATTGAACGGCTTCCGCAGCATGCTCGCGCAGATGGCACGCGAGTGGATTGCCTCGCAGGTTCGGTCTGCTTTGACCGGGTTCTTGGGGAACGCGATCGGCGGTCTGTTTGGCGGCGGCGGTGGCGCGAGCGGCGGGTCGAATCTCGCGGCTGGGATCGCCCGGTCATTCCAGTTTGGCGGCATGCGAGCTGAGGGCGGTCCGGTTCGCTCGGGGCTCTCCTATATCGTTGGCGAGCGCGGCCCTGAAATGTTCGTGCCAAATCGATCGGGGACGATCGTTCCTCATGGCAAGCTCGGTGGGGTGAACGTCGTGGTGAACGTGACGGCTACGGACGCGGCGAGCTTCTTGCGGTCAGAGGGGCAGATTGCGGAGTCGGTTGGGCGGGCTATTTCGAAGGCGGTTCGCCGGAACGGCTAGCCGCTTCGCGAAGGTCAATTGCCTTTGCGACATCCTTGCTGACTAGCCCTAGTTGAGCCATGTTCTGTGTATGCTCTTTCAATCCAAGAAAGTCTCGACATGTGCTTCTAAAAGAGTTGATAGATTCCGTCAACTCTTTTGCGACTTGGTCATATGTCTCGGCCGCGTCAGTTGAACTCCTTTTGTTGACCATGTTCTGCATCTTCACCAGCGATGCAAACAGCCCGTCACAAGCATCCATCACCGATACCGGAAGGACAATGTTTCCAGCGTGTCTAGCATTGTTTAGATCCTCAATGTATTCAAAGGTGAGTGTGATGCTTTCTTCCAGATGCGTCTGATAGAACTGATGCGACTCGGAACCAAACTGCTTGTCTGACACTCTGATGTTCAGCAACGCTCCCGTGATTAGTTCGCGAAATACTCTAGTAGCACAGTCATGGATTTTCAATGTTGCCTGCAGCTGAGACTCCCTCAGAATCCCAGCAATGGGTACAGAGCGTAGCCTCCACGACAGGATCGCCGTTGTTACGCTGATCAAGAGAGCTAGCGCGCTGATGATGGTTGTTGCGAGATCGGCGTTGGTCATGGCCGAATTATCCCTGCAATGCGTACTTGGCGTCGTGGCTTTCCATGACACTACCTTCCCCACGGATATCGCGCACGGGGCCGTAGGCGGGCCGAAATTCCTCACGACGGTCGTCGGGTCGGAAGCGGGCTTCGAGCAGCGGTTCAGTCATTGGTCGGTGGCTCGGCGAGAGTTCACGATTCAGCTCGACTCCTGGGATAAGGCGCGCCTCGACACGATCATCGCGTTCTTCATGGCGCGGCAGGGCCGGCTTCACTCGTTTCGATTCCGCGATTGGTCTGATTACTACGTCGGAATGGTGCATGTTCCGGGGACGGGGCTCGTGGCCGACGTGCCGACGCTGCAGCTGATCGGTACGGGTGACGGGGCTGAGACGGACTTTCAGCTCGTCAAGACGTATTTCTCGGGCGGCGTGACGGTGACGCGAACGATCACGCGGCCGGTTTCCGGCTCGGTCGGCATCTATCTGGATGGTGTGCTGCAGAATTCAGGCGTCACGGTGAATCATTCGACCGGCGCGGTCGTGTTCTCTTCTGCTCCTGGCGTCGGCGTCGATGTCGCGTGGTCCGGCAAGTTCGATATTCCGGCGCGATTCGGGACAGACATGATGGACTTCGACCTCACGAAGCTCGCAAATGGAAGTTGGAGCGGGCTCTCGATCGTCGAAGTGCGCGAATAGGGAGCCGTGCCTCGAACCATCCCGCCCGCGCTGAAGACGGCATTCGAGTCGGAGTCGATCGAATCAGCGGTGCTCGTGCTGCTGACCCGAACGGACGGCGTCGAGCTTGGATTTACCGACGCCGACGAGCCGATCACGTACGACGGAAATACGTTCGAGCCATCGGACGGGCTGTCCGCGTCTTCGATCGCACAGACGGCCAGCTCGGGCGTTGATAATCTCGACGTCGGCGGCGTTCTGAAATCGGCGCGGATCACGGAGGCGGACATCGTGGCGGGGCGATACGACGGCTGCCGAGTGCTCATCCGTTTGGTCAATCGCGCCGACCTTTCCGATGGTGACGTGGTGCTGCTGACGGGCATCTTCGGCGAGGTCCGAGTCCGTGACGGCGTGTTTCACGCGGAGGTTCGATCGCTCAGTCATCTGCTCAAGCAAGCGGTCGGAGATATGACATCGAAGACGTGCCGCGTTCGGCGGCTCGGCGATACTCAGTGCGGGGTGAACCTTGGCGGGTCTTCGGGTGGCACTCCGCTGCAGTCCAATCGGACGTTGGCTTCGGGGTCGGGACTCAGCCTCACGTTCGGATCGGATTCGGCTCCGAGCGGCTTCTATGACTTCGGAATCGTGAAGTTCACCTCCGGGTTGAACGACGACATCGAGCGCGAAATCAAGACGCATGTTCTTTCAACCGGATCGGCGGTCTTGACTCTGCGGACGGCATTCCCGTTCGCCGTTGCTCCTGGAGACACGGCATTGTTGACGGTCGGCTGCGATCGCGTTTTCGGGACGTGCGTGGCCAAGTTCGCCAACGCGAACAACTTCCGAGGCGAGCATCTGCTCCCTGGCAATGACGTCGTTGTCAAGATGGGCAGGCCGCCACGATGACGCGCGCCGATGTTGTTCGGGTGGCCAAGGAATACATCGGGACACCGTGGCACCATTGCGGTCGCAAGAAGGGCGTCGGAATCGACTGCGCGGGGCTTCTGTTCTGCGTGTTCGGCGAGCTCGGCGCCCAGCTCGATGACCCGCTTCGATACTCAATGGATGACGAGTTTGAAATGCTGTTCGACGTGGCGGCCGAGCATTGCAACGAGATTGACTTCATCGACGTGCAGCCGGGGGACATCTTGCTGTTTCGCAATCTCACCATTCCGGCAACGGTGAGGATGTACAACCACTGCGCGATTTTTCATTTCGACGGCGAGGTGCCGTCGATGATCCACTCCTGGAATGGCGGTTCGATCGGAAAGACCGTTTCTCAGCCTCTCGATCGCTTCTGGCTTCGCTCGCTTCACTCTGTTTGGACCTTCCGAGGTTTGTCCTAGATGGCCACTCTTGTCCTGGGCGGCATTGGGGCGGCGATCGGCTCGACTTGGGGGCCGGAGGGAGCTCGTTGGGGATGGTCTATCGGATCAATCGTCGGCTCCTGGATTGATTCGAGCAATCAGCCGGCTTACGAGTCGGGCAAGCTGAGCGATCTTCGGTTCTCTGGGTCTCAATACGGGGTGGCTATCCCCCGGGTTTTGGGTCAAGGGCGGGTCGGCGGTCAGGTGATTTGGGTTGCTGAAGACGGTTCTGGGAATCACCTGGTGCAGCACTCGCGCACGTCGGGCGGCGGTGGTGGTGGCTCTGGTGGTGGCGGCGGAGGCTCGGTCACGACATATTGGTATTCCGCTACTTTCGCGGTTGCATTCTGCGGCGGAGCCCGCGTCATGCCGGACGGATCGGTTGTCGATCGAAACCACGAGATCAAGAAGATTTGGGCGGACGACGTGCTGATCTATGACTCGGCGGCGGGTTCAAACGTCGTCTCTCCGGCGCTTTACCCAGGGAGCGAGACACAGAATCCCGATTCCACGATCGTTGCCGCTATGGGCGTGAGCTCGGGCGATGCGCCGGCCTTTCGCGGGTTGGTGTACGCGGTCTTCACCGACATGAGTTTGGAGGACTTTGGCAACCGAATCCCCAACTTTTCGGCGCTCATCGAAACTGACGCGGTCACGGACGGCGATCACTATTCCGACGTCTGCCAAATGTGTGGATTGCTCGCCTCAGAGATTGACGTCTCGGCAGCGACGGGCACGCTCAAGGGGATCGTCGAGCTTGGTCGAACTGCCGGCCAGGAGTCGGTCAATGGACTGATGTCAGCTCGAGGTCATGACCTGGCCGAGATTGACGGGCTTCTGACGATCGTTCCGCGCGGTGGCTCGCCCGTGCTGACGATCTCGTCGGATCACATGGGAGCGTCGGTCGACGGCAAGGAGACAGCGCGATACTCGCGAACTCGACTGATGCAATCTGACTTACCCGGTCGCGTTGATGTTCAATATTACGACGAAGACGCCGACCTTGCCCAGTACACGCAGAGCGACGTCCGGCAAACCGCGGATGTGTTGAACGCCAGGACGCTCTCTTTCCCGATGGTGATGGCGGCTTCGGAAGCGAAGGAAATCGCCCAGCGCGAGCTCGATCGTGCGTTCATCGAGTTGGATCAGTTGGAGTCGGTCGCGTTGCTTCCGCGGTACATGGAGCTCGCGCCGGCCGACGTGATCAACATCCCGACTGCGACCGGAACGATTCGCGCGAAGATCCTGCGCATGGCGATGCCGCCACTTGGCCCGCTGGTACTGGATGTTGTGGTCGATTCTGATGCCGTCGTGACCCAGCCGGGAGGCGGCTCGGGCGGACCGGGTTCGGCTTCGAACGTGACGGTCGTGCCTTCTGAGTTCATGGTCTGGTCGGGTCCGGAGCTGCGCGACGAGGATCAGCTTTACCCTGGGTTCTACGTCGCGGCGACGGGTGGCGATGGCTGGTCGGGCGGCGCGGTCTGGTACTCGCTCGACGGTGGATCAACCTGGGTGCAGGGTCCGAGCATTGGCGGCCGCAGCGTGTTCGGAGTGACGACTTCCTCCCTCAGCGATTCGGGAGCGGTCGCCGGCACTTTCGACGTCACCAACGACGTCGATGTAGACGTCACGGAGTCGGAAGGCGCCCTCGCGAGCGTGTCTGACGCCCAGGTCGACGCCGGCGAGAACATTGCCGTCGTCGGGGATGAGATTCTCGGCTTCGGGGTCGCGACCCTGAACGCGCCGCACGATTACACGATTTCAAATCTCAAACGCGGGCTTCGGGGTACGGCGATGGGCGGGCACACGTCCTCTGACCGGTTCGTTGTTGTCACCCCGAACCTCGCCCGTGTGAACGTTGCCGAGAGTTACGTCGGCGCCACGGTTCATGTGAAGGTTGTTTCACGCTACCAGACGCTTTCAGACGTGACGGCGGAGACCGTCGTTATCGCCGCGCGGACGCCGACGCAGACCGAGGTCTTGCTGGCGAGCGTGGTGACGCCGCAGTTCATTGCTCCCGTCGTCGTCGCGAGCTCGTCGGGCATTGTTGGTTGGACGACGTTCGACGCCTCGTCTTACGCGCCGGCTGGCTCGACGTTCGCGATTCTCGAGGTCGAGTATCACCTCAATGACCCGGGCACGGGTGGCGATCGAACGGCGACGATCAAGGGGCGATCGGACAGCGCAGGCGATGAGTATGTGCTGGCATGCAGTCGGTCGGACGGAGCCGGCGATGCCATTTCGGGCGCGAACCAGTGTATTCTCCCGGTGACGGCCGGGCGCGAGTTCGATTACTCGATCGAAACGCCGGGCTTCAACGACGGTTGCGAGATTCGCCTCATCGGATTTTACGGTCCGTCTTGATGACAATCTTTGTGATAAAACAGTCGTGATGGAACGTTTCGGGCGCGATATTTGGTGACGATTTGAATTCAAACGTACGCAGAATTGGCAATGAAGGGAGCATTGCAGCTGACTGTTAATCAGCGGGTCACAGGTTCGAGTCCTGTTGCGGCAGCCACCATTTTGAACCTAAGAGACCGTCCTGAAAGGGTGGTCTCTTTTGATTTGACCGGGTCTTGGTGACAATCTTAGTGATAAAAGGTGACGCCACAGCTGATTGACTTTCGTGCGGTGCCCTGAATAGAATCGTGCCGTTATGGTCACGCATTTCTTGACCGGTTGGCGTTTGCAAGTCTTGCTCGCTGCTTCGGCGTTCGGTGCTTTTCTCGCAGACGTCTTCTGAGAACCTGCCGAGGGTACAATTGGCGAATTCAAGGGAATGGTTCGAAAGAACGGGGCGCGGGCTGATCACCTTCACCGACCTTTTAAGCCTTGAGTAATACGATCATCGGCGTCTTGCGGCGCGCAGATGTGGACCCCGCCCATAGCCGAGAGGCTGTTGGCCACCCTTGGTTCGTGCCAGGGTAGCCGCAATAAAACCACGCCGGGTGATGCGTTGCCCGGAGACCCCGCAGGACGTCCTGCGGGGTTTTTATGTGCCTTCGCTGTCCGCTCCTTGTTCCGGCTGCTCAGCTCCCTTTGCCAGCGTCACGTTTCCGCCATCCCCAACCGTGCCGAGGTATGGCATTTTTACGAAACCCGGCCTATCCGAAATGTGCTCGCCAACTGCTCCGATTCCGCTCATTTCTCGAACGATTCTGATGGCTTCTTGCCCAGTGGCCGCACGCATTTCGATCACTGGATCGAACCTGTTCAAGCCTTCCTTGCTGTTCTCAAATCCAGGAATGTGGCGATCAAAGTCGCGCCCATTCGAAGAGACATTGACTTCCCAAAGAGCGATCGGAAAGGCTACGTAGCGATCGTTGTTCTTAGCATCGGTGCAGATAAGCCACCAGTTATCTGCAGGTATGTACTGCGAGTGATCCGACATGCCTCATGATGGAACGGCAGTCGTTCAGGTGTCAATCAGAGTGAGGCGAGTGCGCATTGCTGGCAGCGCCTTCGGCGTGAGTAGACCTTCTGGTTGTTCCAGACCCGCAACGGTTGAGAGTGGCCGCAGGCGAGGTGCTCGATGTCGGGCTCGGGCCAATCGTTGTACTTTTCGGGCACGACGATGTACCGCTTCTTCCCGTCCCGCGTGATGGAGCCGTCCCAGTAGTCAAGGGCCTCGACGGTGATTGGCGTCGGCCCTTGCCATTCGTACGCGATGACCTCGCGAAGCGGCGAGACGGGCGGGTTCATGCGGTCAGGTGGCGGCGCAGACGAGTGAATGTCTTGACCGCCATGGCCTGCGCGACGGGAGTTTCGTCGGGGCCCTCGGTGAAGTAGACATCGAACGTCGCGGCGCCGACCTTGCTTGGATATGTCGGGATCCCGTCAACCGTGATGACGACATCGACATGCGATTCGCCAATGGCGTGGGTTCCTTCGCCGGCGTACGCAGCGACCTCGACTTTCGCACCATCGGGGAGGGTGAGTGAGAATGATTCGACGACGTGTCGCTCTTCGACAGGAGCGGGCTTGCTCTTCTTTTCGGCCATGTTCGCCGTTTACGTCACCGGACGTAGTGAACGGCCTTCTGCTTGAGGTTCTCTTCGAGGATCACAGCGACAACCTCTTGACCCTTTGACAAGGCGATCTCGCGAGCTTCGTTGAAGGTGACTGGCTGGGTTGAAAGGTGGCGTCCGCCAATCGATTGGATTCGCTTTTCGGCGTCTACTTCATTCGTGAATGCGACAAGTCCGTGAATGAGTGTCGCCGGACCGCCAGCGTCGAGTTGCACCTGGGTATTGACGATGACGTGCGTTCCGACGTCGGTTTTCAGAACGAACACTTGGTTCGGGAACTCACCGTGTTCCGGTAACGCGATTTCCGGGAGGATTGTCGGGGATGCCATGACTCTCCCCATTCGTCGTCAGAATGTCGTCGAGCATGGTGACGGCCGCCGCAGCGTCGGGATCCAGAACGATCGTGTAGACCGACTTCGTCGTGCTGATGTTCGAGTGACCAAGCAGGGACTTCAGGATGTGATCTGGGGTTTGCTTACGGGCAAGGAGGGTCCCGTAGGTCCGGCGTAGGTCATGAAGCGAGACGTGCGGCAGATCGAGTGACTCAAGCAGTCCGTCAACAGCGCGCTGAACATTCCTCGGCATCAGCGGTTGGCCGGTCTGAGTTGTGAAGAGAAACTCACTTTCCTTCCTCTTTTTGCCTTGGGAGTCTCGTTCGAGCATCCGCAATTGCGCTTCGATCACAGCTCGCCCAACGGCTGAAAGCGGAACGTTTCTGTAGGACGCGGCCGTCTTTAAGGGAGCGAGTTCCCACTCGCCTTTATTCCACTGGAGCTGCTTGTCGATGCGCAGACCAACCGGTTTGCCATCGGCGATGATGATGTCCGAGAGTTCGAGCCCGAGGGCCTCGCTGATCCGGGGACCGGTTGATAGCAGGAGCAAGATGAGCGGCCCGAATCGGGATTTGAACTGGCCGGGCGCAGGCTCTTCCAGGAGCAGCATCGTGAACTTTCCGGCCTGCTCCGGATTCAGAACTCGCTTGCGCTTGATGGACTGGCTAGGAGGCGTCGTCCCTTCGGTGGGGTTGTCGGTGATGAGTTTCCGCTTCTTGGCCAGAGCCAGAGCTGCGGTCAGCACTCGACGAATTGTCTTGACGCTCTCCGGGGACATCGGCACCTTTTTGGTCGTGCCGTCTTTGAGCTTAATCGTCTTTCCTGACCGGAGGAGCTTGTTAAACATGTCCTGCAGCTGCGTGTCTGTGAGCTGGCTGAGAGGCGTCTCTCCGATCACGGGTTTGAAGTACAGCCTGACGAATCCTTCGTACTGCCGGTATGTCGATCGCGCTTTCAGAGGTGGGTGAACGAAAGTTTCGAGCCAGAAATCGAGCCACTCACCGGTGAGCATGGATTTCGGTTTTTCCGCTTCGATCGCTCGCGGGTCCCGGCCTTCGGCGATTGCGTCCTGAATCGGCTTGATCCGCTTGTAGAGAGCTCGCTCGGTCTTCGCCGACCGGACGATGACGTCACCTTTGAACATGACCTTCCAGGCGAAATACGGGCCGGATTTGTAGAAGCTGCCTTTGCCGCTTGTCCTGGCCATTCGCTGACGTTACCCTTTGCGTATGGTGCGGTATGCCAGCTTCACCAGGGCCATGCAACGATTTGGTCGCTATCACCCCGGGAGATTCGGGGAGCGGCGCTGACAACGGCGAGCCGCCTGCCGGTTGCCGAGGCTTCTTCATCACCGAGGGTGGAACGCTCTCCTTCATTAATTCGAAGGGAGTTACGCGCACCCTCGCTGTGCCGACGTGTGTGCTACCAGTCTACGGAGTTCAGCGCATCCTCGCCGCCACGACTTGCACGGGCATCATCGCCCTGGTGGATGCCTAATGGCGATCGTCGCGATTTTGGGTGGTGGCGGTGGCGGTGGCGGAAACCCTCGACAGTCTGATTTCACGATGGTGTTCGACGCAGCTCGACCACTCCTTTATCAGCCCGTCGATGCCCGAGGTACTCAGATCGGATCGCCGTTGGTGGCGGCACCGGCAGCGAACACGCTGTTCGTCCTTTCCGACCTGTTCACGCTCCCGAATGGCGCAGTAGGCGGTTACCTGACTCATGAAGCGGGGCTTTGGTGGAACACATCCGCAGGGTCGGAGGTGCCGACCACGAACTTCCGCTACCCGGGAGTTATTGCGATTGGGTCGGCGATGGGTTCGCCCCTCGCTCCTGCCTCGTCATTCCGGATCGAAGATCTGAATCCGTATGTTTGGGCGGATTTCGGAGACGCTGCCACGATGTTCACGAGCGAGCATGCGACAACGCTCGCCGGCGTGACGCCGGTTGCGAATGCGAATGATCCGATTCGCGTGATGTACGACAAGGGTAGCTTCGGTCTGATTTGGCGTCAGGGAACGCTAGCGAACCGCCCGCTCTACGATCCTGCGCTGTTTGGCGGATCGGGCGGAGCTTTATTCGACGGCACGAATGACGTGCTCAAGGATGCGATCCTCGATAAGACCTTGCCGAAGGATCACTGTTTCCTCGCGGTGCTCAATTGCACCGACTTTGCGGATGACCGGGTACTCGGCGGCTCGTCGGCGTTTGGAAGCAACACGTTCGGATACTCGCTCAGCGCCACAAATGGCCGTCCGTCTTGGTTGTTCCGGTCAGTGAGTGGCTACACGCTCGCCGCTGGCTCCGAGATCACGGCGGCTGAAGACACGGTCTTGGCGATGCGCTTGTCGGGTGATCCGACAACCAACGCTCGAGGCAATGCCCTGACCCATGCTGCCGACCTCGGCGTCGTCACTGGGGTTGGCACGGCGGCGGCGGGAGTGATCACCGACCACTGTCTCGGCGGCGATGACAACGGCGAGTTCTGGAAGGGGGCCTTGAAGCACTTAATTTGGTTCCCCGCCTGCAACCGGCACTTGCTGCAGACCGCGATCGCACACCTTGCGAACGAGGCATCAATCTAATGGAAATCACAAAGGAAGAACTCGACCAGGAAGTTGACCGAGTCTGCGCGGCGTCGGGAGTTTCGGCGGACAATCGTCAGGCTGTGAGCCGGCTGCTGTTCGGCTCGCGGCGGATGTGCATGTCGTTCGAGGCGTGGTCGAACAGCTACCGCCTGCTCGGTGAAGCGGGAGACGATGAGCTGCAAGCCTGGTTTGACTCGGGCCTGACGCCGATGGCCGCGTACTGCTCCGCCGCGGGCGAAGACGCTGCCGACCCGGTCCCGATCATCAAGGCGAAGCTCGGCTGATGCGTCACCGCGCCGATCGAATTCAGACGCAGGTCGTCGAGAACACGGTTGCCTTCCTGCTCGCCCGCGGCGATGATGTGATCGCGGTTCCGCGCGCATACTCGGGGACGCTCAACGTTTCTGATGCTCACGACGATCGCGCCTTCTCGGGCGAGCTGGTCGGCGGGGCGCTCATCACCGGCTGGCGCATTTGCACGGCGGCGAACACTCCCTCAGCGGTTTGGGATCGACTGCCAGCAGAGTGGCGCGACGCAGGCGGAATCTACTCGGCTTCCATCGGGCACCTGACCGACGATTTCTACGCGTCGTTCGCGCCTCCGGTCGTGACTCGAAATGGCGAGCTGATGCGCGAGGCGCAGTGGCCAACGCTGCTCGACTTCATGAACGTCACGGAGTGGCTGCCGGACGACGGTGGGAACAATCAGCTTCACATCCCGGCGCTCACGATTGACCCAACGCCGTGCGGCGGGGTGACGCCTGTGCTCGACATTCAGGCGGTCGGCTACTCGTACTCGACCGTCGAGATCGACGCGATCGCGGATGGCGTTGTCACAGTATCCGGGCTGTCGCGTCCCGGCAATGGCTTCACACCTCGAGTGCGTGCTCTGCGCTCTCCCGAGCTGCTCGACGACATGGGTTCGTTCTGGGTCGCGGCCGACACGCTCACGATCTATATGATCCCGCCCGCAGGTGAAGGCATCGGCGAGGTGCGCCTGGCCACGACTTACTACGGGATCGAGGCCATGGAGGGCGTTGGCGCCTTCCGCGTTGAGAACTTTGCCCTTTCGTGCTACCGGCTCCATGGTGTCCGGCTGAATCACGGCGAGCCGACGATCGAAGACTGCGCGGTGACGGGAGTGGGCGCGAACGGGGTTCACGTCGAGCAGTTCAACGACTCGCATACCGTGGTGAATCCGATTTTGCGTCGATTGACGGTTCGCAGCGTCGGCGAGAATGGCATCTTCTGTGGCGTCGGTGATCGGCGAAACTTGGCCACGACGATGGTGGATGCCGAGTCGGGCTTTGGGATCAACGCGCTGGTCGAATCGTGCGACGTGTCTGCGTGGGCGCTGAAGAAGAGCCATAACTACCGCGGGATATCACTCGCCGGCGAGGACCCGGGGAACTGGGCGGGCGATTACGCCGGAAATCGGCTTTACGGCTACCGGTGCATGGCGCGCCGGAACCATGTCCACGATGGGATTGCGATCGGCATTTTCGCCGGTGGACTGTCTCAAATCATCGACTCGAATCTCGTCGCTCGCGTCTGCACTCGGCAGGCGGATGCTGGTGGCATCTATGGTGCTGGGGCAAACCCAACGAACGGCGCTCATCGCATCGTCTGGAATCGCGTTGTCGAAACCGCGGACGTGAGTGGCTACGAGTTGACGAACCCGTTCACTTTCTGCGTTTACCTGGATGATCTTTGCTCTTACAACCTCGTCGAGGGCAACGAGTTCGCCGGCTTCACCTACGGCGGATTCTCGAACCAGGGCCGCGGGAACATGTGGCGAAACAATAAGATCGCGATGTCGGCGGAGTCGCGGTTTGCCTTCCGCACTCAGGGCAACATCATCGCGGACGTCAATGCCGCGCCCTATGAGGAGGAATCGGCCACGTCGGTCTATTCGATCCCTTCGCGGCAGGCGGATTTGAATCCGGCCACGTTCGTCGCGGCTACGTTCGCGGAGATTGGGGTTGGTGATCCCTCCTCGCTCAATCCGGCGAGTAAGGCTTGGCGACTGCCCATTCAGCACTTCATCGGCAATGACGTGCAGCTGTTCGGGCAGGAGCTTGCGGAATCGTGCGAGCTGCTTTATAACGTTACAAACGGCGTGTTCGGGACGTCGGAGACGGGTTACTGGAACGCGCTTTCGGCGTGGTCGACCGGGGCTGCTTCGACGGTGGTGCCTCCGGTGGTCGAAGACCCGCCTACTGGGGTTCCGAGCACGAGGTAGCCATGGCAAAGGCTACTCTCGCGACAGATGGGACGCTGATGTTCTGGTGTCCCGGATGTGATGAGGCACACGGGGTCGTTATCGATGGCTCTCGCGGATGGACCTGGAACGGCAGGCTAGATTCGCCGACGATCAGTCCGTCCGTACATGCGACCGGCAAGCGGCGCAGGCTGGCCCCTGATGGCTCAAAGGAGTGGTATGAATACTGCTGCCATTCATTTGTGAAAGACGGGCACATTCAGTTCCTAGCCGACTGCACTCATGCGCTGGCGGGTAAGACAGTGCCGCTTCCAGATTGGGAAGACGTGTAGTTTACGGGTCTCTACTCCGGCAGGAGCGCATTGAGAGCTTCGATCTCTACTTTGCGCTCAAGAGCCTCTTTGCGCAAAGATTTACCAAACTCCTCCGTTTCGGCGAAAGGGACGACCGCCGCAGCCTCGACCAGAGCGGCGTGGACTTCCATGAGCCCCTCGCTTTCGCGGACGACTTCGGGATCTCGCCTCGTCTTCAGAACTCTTACCAATTGGGAATGACGCATCGCCGCGTTAAAGCAATACTCTCGGATGTGGTCGGGGGTATTTGCTCCTGGCTTTACGTATTTTCCGAGTAGCCAGATGGAGGAAAACTCAAGCAGGCTCAGTTTTTCTCCTAGCAGGTTCCTAGCCTTAGCCTCTTCAAGCATTTCAGCAACGTCGTCGCGGAACTGGATCGGGTCAATCGGCGGGCACATCTGCTCCAAGCTCATCGTTGACCAATCCTCTCCCTCCATGGAGCGCACGGCTTGTCCTTGTCATGAAGGTGATAGCCCTTTTCCATGAATGGACTATCCGGATTCACACAGTGTGCGACGCGATGCCCATAGTGCGGGCCTGCCTCGCCAGCATCCCCGTGAGAATGCTCTCGCCGGCACCATGGGCACCAGAAGAACAACTGAGTGCCGCGATGCTCGACAAGGACAATTGGAGTCAAGTCTGCATTTAGTCTCTTTGCCATAAGGAAAAGTATGAGCCATCACGGGTACGGCGCATTGGCCAATTTCCCGCGGAGTTATCCCAACAGATTCGCCTTCGTCCAGTCGGCAATCGTGACCGGCACTCCGTCGATCTCGAATGAGTTGACGCCGGCCCAGGGCGCCATGATGATCGCGCCAGTGATTTGCGCTTCTTCGATGTAGCGGCGAACTTGCCGGTAGACGGCAGCCCGGTTGGTTTGGTTGATCTTGCATTCGATCGCGATCCGGTCTTCGCCGTTCCTGACGAGGAAGTCTAGGCGGCTTCGATCGCTGATCCGTACTTCCCTTTCGACGGAGGTTCCTCGTTTGCAGACCTCTATGAGGACGCTCATAAGCGCTTCCTGGAAGACTCGTTCTGAGCCGGTTGGAAGGCGAACGGATCGAAGTCGTCTCGTGAGCTCGATATGGAACGAGCTGGATGGCTCGGCGCTCGGAAGCGCTTCGCCGATCGAGAGGAGATAGGATTCGGCCATCGCGCGGATGCGATCGGAGCGGACGCCAACGTCGGCAAGAATCTCGGTTTCGCCCTCCTTGCCGTCGACAATGCCGTCGTGCTGGGATTTCTTTTCGGCGAGACATTCGAGCATGAAGGGATCAGCGCCGTCGTCGATCGTCATGTAATGAGCGTTGACCGGCTTTGTCTGTCCTTCGCGATCGAGACGACCGATGAGTTGATTCATCACGTGGGGCGACCAGTCGAGCTCGCCGAAGACGATGTTGCTGCAGACCTGCTGCAGGCCATCGATCCCAACTCCGGACCGAAGGGAGCAGATGAAGACTTTTGATTTGCCGGTCGTGAATAGCTCTTGTGACCGGGCCTTTGCGGCCGGGGACTCGGAGCCCGTACACATGACCGGGAGGCAGTCTTTCAGCTCCTTGAGCCAGATTTCGTACACGTCCCGGTGCCAGCCAGCGAGGAGGACGGGCTCGCCAGATGCGACGAGCATCTTGACGAACTCGGCGGTGGCCTTCGCCTTGGCTACGCCGGTCGCGTGGCGAAGCTTCCAGTCGAGCTCTCGGGCGGCGGTATCGGATTCGCCCACGACGTTTCGAAGGACGCTTTGCGCGAGGAGCTTGGAGACGTTCTTGATCTCCGTGAGGGATTGAATGTCGGCGTCGAGCGTGATGACGTCTTTGTTCACCTCGCTGTTCTCCCTCGTCCGGCGAAGCATGAGCCCCTGGGACGTCAGGTAGGAATGAAGCGCGACGGGATCGGTAACCCGGCCGCCGTAATCGCACCACTCCTTGACGAATGCGCTGAGGCTCCCCAGGAAGCCAGGATTGAGTACGTCGATGACGGACCAGATTTCAGCGCCGAGGTTGTATATCGGGGTCGCGGAAAGGCCGATCGATGTCTTTGCGACCTTTGAAATCGCGCGGGCCACGCGGCGCTTGACGGTGTCCAGGTGACGCAGGTCTTGAACTTCGTCGAAGATCGCGGTCGGGCACTCCATCGGGACGAGAACGTCTTCCCATCCGCGCAGACGTGTGAAACCCGTGATAAAGACATCGACCTCGGGTAGCTCGTACGGCTTCGTGCCCTTGATGATATGGGAGGTTGCCTCGGGTAGGAACTCTTCGAGCTTGAGCTGCCACTGCCGGCAGAGGTGCGGCGGGACGGTGATGATCGCCGGACGAGCTTCCGGCTCGCAGAGCAGCGAAATGGCGCTGACGGTCTTGCCCATGCCGATGTCGTCTCCAAGCAGGATGCGCCCGACGTCGTTCGCAAGGTTTCGGAACGTCACCTGGTGTTCGCGAGGGGGCTTTGCCATGGCGTAAGCCTGTTCGGATAGATTGAATGCCTTTTGGCTTTGTGCTTCCCTGGCGGCCACGGTGGCGCGATCGTAACGCCCGGCCAGTTGTTCAAGCTTGGCCAAAGCATCGGGGGAGAATGCCATCGGGAATCGCTCATGAAGCCACAGGACGTCCTTCGCGTTCGAGGGAGTAGGCTCGACGGCGATCACGGCGTGTGTGCGTTTCCCTTGGCCAGCCCCGCGCCCCGGCAGGAAGTTCCTCACCCTGACCATGACGTGCGGGTCGGCGTCGACGAGAATCTCGCCGCGCTCGGAAAGCCTAATATCTCCGACTGTCACTCCTTGTTGCCTCTCATCATTTCACTGATTTGTGCTTGCTCGAGCTGGGCGATCTCGGTCCGCAGCCCAACCCGCAACTGTCGGAGTCGGAGTTCGTTACATCGGCGGATCAGCACCTCGGTCTCATCGTCAACCTCGACTATTCTCGGGCCAGTTGGGCCGGTGAGCTGGTAGTAGATCGGCTCTTCCTCATCGTTGCTCTGAGCGCGAGAGACTCGCAGGCACGCGGCCAAGGTAAGCAGCACGCCGACGCAGATGCCAATTGCAAGCCAGATCACGACGCCTCCAGGAACAGGCTTGGGGTCACGCGGATCATCCGTTCGTTCATCAGGTCGATGTATTCAGGGTTCAACTCGATGCCGATCGCTCGCCGGC